AAGTTATTCAAAGAAGGTATCATAAACCCATCTAATTATTTCGATAAAGACCTATTAGAAACAGATATAGGTGAACACGATATTTACGAAGGACGGCGAGTTCCACTTGACATTCCCATGTTGGAAGGGGAAGAAAAAGATGTTGAGCTCAATAAGCCACAAAGAGGTGGTCCCAAAAAGTTCTATGTGTACGTGAAAGATGGGGATAAAGTCAAAAAAGTAACCTTTGGGGATACGTCCGGTTTGGCCGTAAACTTTGATGATAAAGAGGCACGCAAGTCTTTCGCAGCTCGCCACCAATGTCATTTAAAAAACGATAAAACTAAAGCTGGATATTGGTCTTGCCGTTTACCTCGATATGCGAATGAATTAGGATTAAAAAATGGGGGCTCGTTCTTTTGGTAAAACCATATTATGATGAACACTTGACTGATAACCAATGGATAAGAATATTTAACCCGTATAATACAACAAACGATGATTATGTTTGGCACAGAGATAAGCATAATAGGGTGTTTACAGTTTTAGACGGGGACGATTGGAAAATACAATTTGATGATGAACTGCCTACTGTTATAAATAAACGTGATACAATAGAAATACCTAAAATGGTTTATCACAGGATTATACCTGGAAGAAACAAGTTAAGGATAATAATAAATGAAGACGTTTAAATCACATATGACTGAGCACGAGATGCAGCTCGCACTCGTATGGGAACATATGCACGAAGAAAATATTGACCCAGATGATTTAACTGAAGAAGAGTTAAATGAAATCATCGGTAAAGTAATCGGTGGTGCTGCAAAACTTGCGGCTAAAGGTATACGTCGTGGTCTTGTTAATAAACAAGGAAACCTTAGGGTTTCTCGCGCTGGGCGTAACGATGCAAGACAGGCAAAAGCTGACGCATTTAAACGTAAACAAAAAGAATTGAAACGCGCAACCGATACTCGTAATGATCTTAAAAAAGCAAGATCCGATTATCAAGCGGCTCGCAAACAAGCAAGACAATCTAGACAACAATCTAATCCATAAAAAAGGAAAACACAATGGACTTTGCATCATCATTTAAATCCAAGTTGTTGGATGCTTTGGAAGAAAAGAAAATGGATCCAGTTGGACAAGCTGACGCCGACATTGATAACGATGGCGACGTAGACGGTTCTGATGAATATCTTCACAAGCGCCGTAAAGCAATTAAAAAGGCTATGAAGGAAGAACAAGAACTTCGTGACGCCGATTAAGTTTATAAATAAATCAAGAAACCCAAATAAGGAGATATAAAAAAATGGCACTTTGGGGAAAAACCGATACATTAGCCGACGTTCCAAAATGGTTGGAAGACGACGCGGCAAATACAAACAAATCAAATGATCGCGACAACGCAATCTTTGTTGATCTTACTGAGGCTGGCGTTGCTGCTAACCGTGCTAAAGGTATTACTGGTCCGGGCTGGTGGTTATACCACACAGATGGCGGGCGCCACCATGCAGAATGCTTAGTACCAATGAAAGTTTCTCAATCAGACGCTGGAGACGCTGGTGTAACAGGTAATACTGCAATTGAAGATACTATTGTAGCTGACACATAAAGTAAAGAAAATATAATATGAAATTAACAGAATCAACCTTTCTGTTATTTGCATCTAAATATTACGACAATCCGCAATGCTCCGATGTATCAGAGTTTGAGGAAGACTTAAAACGGTTTCAATATTTACGCAAATTATTTGGAAGATACAGACAAGATAATGATTTGAAAGAAAGGTTGATTCTAAACCACTTGATAATTATCTATAATATGTTTGGGCCTGAGGCAACACATATGCTATTCATGAAACTCGAAGAATATCATGAGTATATTAAGCCGTTTGTTGAATACTTAAACTACATGCCTATAGAAGTAATATATGACGATCGTATAATAGGTAAAGACAATATTATATCTGATTCAGTTATAGAAGAAAAACTTAAAGGAATATGATCTTATGATCGTTGATTTATTTTTAGTATACCAATTCATCCGTCGCCTTGCGACTCCATTTAATAAATGGGAAGCATATAAACTTGGCATCATTGATGAAAAAGGTAAGGTCCTAATTAAATCAAAAGATTTTACTAAGGCCGCTCAACGTAAAGCGTGGGGCGTCTTTGATAGGATGATAGCCAATCTTAAAAAGTTGTTGGCTAAAGTACCTGGGGGTAGTTCTAGGTTTGCATCTTATGCTGCAGCCTTGTTTCTAATCAAAGAATATAAACATTTTACTGATGAAACTACTCTTACAGAAGAATTGACTGATAAACAATTAGATGAATCAATACAATTATTTTATAGTAGATATACTCATTATACCACACTTGCAGAAGATGTCAATGGTTTAAATGAAAAGGCTGAACTTTTTTTAGAAAAGTTAAAAGCATCTGATGATATGGGCGATTGGATTGACGACTTTTACAAATCAGACGCTCCTCAGTTTAAAGGCAAGTCAAAAGAAAAACGCCGTCAAATGGCAATTGCTGCCAAGTTGGCGGTTGATGAATCATTAGAAGAAGCTGCCGCTCCGCGTTGGAAAAAAGCTGGACCTAATGGCGAAATACAAGCTACTATTGGTGGTAAGAAATATCAAATCGAAAAATCTTTAGATAGTAACGAACGCCATAAAGGCGAATGGAAAGTTATGGTTTGGGATAAACGTAGAGGCAGTTGGGAGTGGGAAACCACCGAGTATGGTAAAGCCAACGCTAAAGATTGGATTATGGATAGATTAAAAGAAGATACGCCAGTTAATAACGTCGGAGATGGAAATATCGCAGGTATGGATGGTACTGCCATGTCAAAAGCTGCTCAGAAAAAATGGACATCTAAAAATAAAAGTAAAAAGCGTAAAACACTGAGAAATATTATTAATGGAGAAACTTTATGATTACATTAGAACAATTTAGCGCAATGATCCCAAAGAATAAGGACCCCGAGTCTTGGTATGATGCCGCGGTTCCTATGTTTGAAAAATACGAAATTAATACAACAAACCGATTAGCAGGTTTCATGGCTCAATGCGCTCATGAGTCTTTAGACTTTACGAGACTTGAAGAAAATTTAAACTACAGCGAAAAAGCGTTAAACGGAGTGTTTGGTCGTTATTTCGGAAAGGGTAAAAGAAATGCTAAAGAGTATGCGCGCAAACCTGAAAAAATTGCAAACTATGTTTACCAAGATGAATTCCGCAGCAAACGAGGCGCTATGGGCAACACCACTGCCGGTGATGGGTGGAGATTTAGGGGCCGCGGCATTAAGCAACTTACAGGTAGAAACAATTATACAGCGTTTGGAAAATCAGTCGGCATGTCCGCCGAAGAAGCAGCAGACTACGTTGCAACCGAACGAGGAGCACTAGAGTCAGCATGTTGGTTTTGGGCAACAAACAAACTAGACAAATGGGCTGATAAAGGTGACATCAAAGGATTAACTAAAAAGATTAATGGTGGTACTATTGGGCTTGAAGATCGTACTCGTCGTTGGGAAGAAGCATTAGCTATTCTTGGCGGAAAAGTTTCAGCGCCAAAACCGGCAAAGAAATCTGCACCGGCAAAATCTCGTACTTTGCGTAAAGGTATGAAAGGCGACGATGTTGCTAAAATGCAAAAAGCCTTAGGTATTACTGCAGATGGAGATTTTGGGTTTGGTACGCAAACATCAGTCAAAAAATGGCAAAAACTTAATGGTTTAGTAGCAGACGGTATTGTAGGACCGGCAACCCAAGCCAAAATGTTTTAATTAATAAATAATACACAGATAACTTAACAAGGAGAAAAAACATGTCTTTAGAAAAGATTGTTCAGGAAGCCGTCGAGGCACGTCCACTTGGTTTAAAAGAAGCGTTTGAAGAAGAAATGGAAAAACGCATTCTCGCCGCACTCGAAGAAAAAGCAACAGCTGCTATGATGGAAGCAGATGAGGATGACGACGAGGACGAAGATGATGAAGATCAGGACGACGAAGATGACGACGATGAGGATGAGGAAGAGGACTAAGCTTGGCTAGACTCTATCTAATTTTAATCATATTAGGTATTTTAGGTGGTGGTGGTTTCGCGGCAAAATCATATTTTGATTGGTCCCAGGAAACTATCACCACTTTGCGTACAAACAATGTAAAACTTCAGGATGCTGCAGAAACTCTGCAAAACACTGTTGACCGAATGGTTGCGGATGCGGCACGGAATGAAGAACTAAATAAAAATTTAACTCAACAATTGCAACAATCGCAGGAGCATTTAACCAAACTTAGAGGGGTTTTTGCAAAAATTGATTTGACTATGGAAGCGCTCACTGATGCGCAAAATTTGGAGGAAAGGGTAAACAATGCAGTTGAAAAACTTATTGAAAGAATTGCCGACGAAACTGATCCTAATCCTAGTACCGCTGACGATGCTGACGGCGTGTCTGGGGAGGACTCCGGAGCCGACGGTAGTAACACAAACTGAATATGTAGAACAAAATGTTCCAATTCAATCAAGGCCAGGTAAAGTAGATTTCCCACCAGTTGAGTGGTATGTTGTCACAGAAGAAAACCTTGATGAAAAAATCCAAGAATTAAAATCAAGTACAGGAAACGTAGTATTTTTTGCTATATCCGCTAAAGGTTATGAAAACCTTGCAATTGGAATTGGTGATCTTAGAAGATATATAAAAGAGCAACAAGCCATAATTGGCTATTATGAAGAGGCTTTAACAGATAAATAGATATTGACAAAATAATGCAACTGTGATAAAGTTAAGGGGTAATATGGTCATTGCCCCTTTTTTTAATTGTAACAGTATGGAGTTCGCCACCAGCCTCCTAAACAAAAAAAGGCAAAAAAGGATAGTAAATTGGCAAATATAAAGTCAAACTGGGAAACTGATATCGCTTTAATTAAATCAGATATCAAACAAATACAAAAGTTTTTTGCGCGTGTAGAAGATTCAATGGACGTCATGGTCGAGCTGTCAAAGAATGTTGCAGTTCAGTCGGAAGTCATTGAAAATACTAAACAAAAGTTAGAAGATGTCGAAAGGCTTTGCGAAGAAACAAAGCGCACAGACGAATTAAGAATGAATGTCCTTTCATCTCGCCTCGAAGAGTATAGACGCTCTTCAAGATACGATCATCAGAGGTTGGCAGATCATAACGCATCCAAAAGAAGTGATAACGTTAAAGAAATATTAGATAAAATCGACAACATGGAAAAAGCAGTACATCAAAGAATTAATGACCAGCAGAAAAAGATTAATCATCTTGAAAACTGGCGTTATTATATGATGGGTGTTGGTGCCGTTGTTGTAGTTTTGTTAGCGAGGGTAAATTGGCCTACATTATTTGGTTGACATTTGGGCCTGATCCAATTATAATTTAATAATATGGAATCAGATTGAGCTTTTTATTATGGTAGATTTTACAGAACTAAAGTATGCACAAATGCTATCTGGGCGTTTGGAAAACTTTAGGATACGTAACACAAATCCTTACAAAATTAACTTTCGGTGCCCGGTTTGTGGGGACTCCCAGAAGTCACGGTCTAAAAGCCGTGGATGGCTTCTAGAGTCCAAGAATGCGTTTCATTATTACTGCCACAACTGTGGAGCCAGCCAAGGTTTTTCGTTCTTTTTAAAGAGCATAGATCAGCTACTGTATAATGATTACGTTGCTGAAAAGTTTATGGCTAATACTTCAATAAAAGACTCGGAACCTGACGCGAATCAGTTTAAGACTGAAGTTCCAAAGTTTAATAAAACTAATCCTTTATCAAAAATTAAAAAGGTAAGCCAACTTAAATACGACCATCCTATTAAGAAATATATTGAAAAGCGTAAGATACCAACTAAACACCATTACCGTTTATATTTTGCAAAAAAGTTTAAAACATGGATTAACGAAATTATTCCCAACAAATTTGAAAACGTCGGTAAAGACGAGCCGCGATTGGTAATACCTTTCTTGGATCAACACGGTAAATGTTTTGGCGTATCTGCTCGTGGTTTTGATCCTAAGGGGATTAGATATATAACTATAATGTTTGATGAAAGGCCGAAGATTTTTGGTCTTGACACAGTTAACTTTGCCCAACCTTATTATATCGTTGAAGGCGCTATAGACAGTTTCTTTCTTGAAAACGCTATTGCTATGAACGGTGCTGAAGGTAACGGTAACGCGGCTGGAGATAACGCAATATATGTGTTTGACGCAGAACCAAGAAATAAAGAAATACACAAAAGAATGGAAAAGGTTATTAAAGCAGGCTACAAGGTTTGCATATGGCCAACTGATGTTCCAGGTAAAGATATTAATGAAATCTATTTAGCAGGACTTGATCCTGAAAAGTTGATTGAAGATAACACTTACCAAGGATTACAAGCAGAATTGAAACTCAGCGCATGGCGCAAATCATAAGGATATAAAATGCAAGTTAGATTAATCGGATATACTCAACCGGCTACAGGAGAAATCATCGGATTGGATGATGTTCAAGATATGATTGCGTATTGTGCAAGAGTATCAAACCCAAGCAACCAATTGAACCAAGAAACTGCTCCTAAACTTTTGGCGTACCTTGCTAAACATGCACATTGGTCACCGTTTGAAATGGCAAATGCTACTATGGAAATTGAAACAACTCGTGATATTGCACGTCAGATGTTACGTCACCGTTCTTTTGCTTTTCAAGAATTTAGTCAACGATACGCAGATCCTGCTCTTATGGGTAACCAATTTGTATTACGCGAAGCGCGTTTGCAAGATACTAAAAATCGCCAAAACAGTATTGCCAATGATGACGAACGTTTGCAAATGTTGTGGGACTCAAAACAAGGTGAAGTTATTCGTGCTGCAGAAGCTGCATATAAATGGGCAATTGAAAATGGTATCGCTAAAGAACAGGCTCGAGCAGTTTTACCTGAAGGTAATACTATTAGTCGTTTGTATATGCAAGGATCTATTCGGTCTTGGATCCATTACATTGAGTTGCGCGCGTCAAATGGTACTCAGCAAGAACATATGGATATTGCGTCTGAATGCGCAAAGGCTATATCCAAAATATTCCCGTTAATTGATACCTATGTTTAAAAATAAAAATAAAAAAAGTTTAAATATTGCCCAAAAACAGAAACCTAAATGAATAAATATCCCTACAATTTGACATCTATAGTTAAAGAATATCCCTTAGCCACAATATATTGATCCGATTAAGTCGGGAGGTATATCTTTGGCTTTAGCACAAACACATAAGAAAGAGGACCGATGATGCTACAATCAACACCACCAGAAATTTTAAGACGAGTTAATTACGTTACTAAACGCGATGGTACTACCGAATCTTATGATGAAAATAAAATTAGTACTGCAGTATCTAAAGCTATGAAAACCGTTGGTATGCGCAGTAAAATGCTTCCTGGTGAAGTTGCGTTGGAAGTTACTGATATGTTGAATAATGACGCCGAAGCAGACATCCAAGTTGATGTTGATGCCGTACATCAAAAGGTTGAAAACGTAATTATGGACATGGGATTACATGATCTTGCCCGTGAGTATATTCTTTTCCGTTATAATAATCAGCCAAACATCTTTCGTAAAAGAACAAGTTTAAAGCCATACGAATATCCACAGGTAGTTGAGTTTACCGACGCTATTCGCCATTCGTATTGGGTTCATACTGAGTTTAATTACTCTTCAGATATTCAAGATATGAAAGTTCGTATGACACCTGAAGAGGTTGATATTGTAAAGAAAGCAATGTTGGCTATTTCACAGATTGAAGTTGCAGTTAAAACGTTTTGGTCAAAGATTGGCGATAAGTTTCCAAAGCCAGAAGTACAAGCGGTTGGCGTAACCTTTGGCGAATCTGAAGTACGCCATGCAGACGCATATTCAAACCTTATTGAAATTATGGGACTCAATGAAGAGTTTGCAAAAGTTGTAGAAGTACCTGCTATGAAAAAGCGTATTGCTTATCTTGAGCAATCAATTGCTGCTCCTGTTGATGATAAAGACTATTTTCATAAAATTATTCTATTCTCGATGTTTGTTGAAAACGTATCATTGTTTAGTCAGTTTCTAATTATGATGGCATTTAACAAACATAAGAACGTACTCAAAGGTATTTCCAATGCTGTTGAAGCAACATCAAAAGAAGAAGATATCCACGCTCGTTTCGGATTTGAGCTTGTAAATATTATCCGTGAAGAAAACCCAGAGTGGTTTGATAAAGACACAATTAATGAAGTGAATAGACTTTGCCGTGATGCCTTCAAGGCTGAGTCTGCTATCGTCGACTGGATCTATGGTGATTCTGATCTAGACTTTTTGCCGAAAGCAACTGTTAAAGAATTCCTAAAACATCGTTTCAACCAATCGTTAACAGCTATAGATATGAAGCCTTTATATGAGGTAGATCAAGAAGCGGTAAAAAGTACCGACTGGTTTGTTGAAGAAATTTTGAGCACAAAGAATGTTGATTTCTTTGTCAAACGTAGTACAGCATATTCTAAAAAGACCAAAGCATTCACTGAAGACGATCTATTTTAATAAGGAAAAAACATGAAAGATTTTTATTGGTTAAACGAGGACTCTCGTACATTTTTGTCACGCGGCTATCTCAGTGAAGGTGAAACTCCTGAGAGCCGTATCCGTGATATTGCAAACAAAGCAGAAGAGTATTTAAACGAGCCAGGATTTGCAGACAAGTTTTATGAATACATGGCTCGTGGCTTTTATTCTTTAGCTTCGCCAGTATGGGCTAACTATGGTAAGGAACGTGGTTTGCCTGTGTCATGTTTTGGATCTTATATTGACGATAGCATGCAAGCTATTTTGTTTGGTCACGCTGAAAATGGTATGCTTATGAAAAACGGCGGCGGTACGTCAGGTTATTTTGGTAACATCCGCCACCGTGGTGCTCCCATAAGAGACTCAGGAGAATCGTCAGGTTCAGTACACTTTATGCAAATGTATGATACACTCGCATCTGTTGTATCACAAGGTTCTGTTCGTCGTGGATTCTTTGCAGCTTATCAAGATATTGAACATCCTGATGCTGATGAATTTTTGGACATTGGTACAGAAGGTAATCCTATTCAAGGTCTAACAACTGGTATTACTGTTAGCGACAAATTCATTGAAGAAATGAAAGCAGGAGATCCTGAAAAGCGACGTCTATGGGCAAAAGTTTTGCAACGTCGTTCTGAAGTTGGGTTTCCTTATATCTTATATTCCGATAATGTAAACAACGGAAGACCTCAAGTTTACAAAGATAAAGACTTAAGAGTATATGCTTCTAATATGTGCGCTGAAATTGCATTACCTTCAAGCCACGAAGAAACGTTTACTTGTGTTCTTTCTTCTATCAATGTATTGCATTGGGATCAAATTAAAGATACTGACGCAATTGAAACAATGACAAAATTCCTTGATACTGTTTGTGAAGAATTCATTATTAAAACGGAAGGTCAAATTTATTTAAAACGAGCTCGAGATTTTGCTATGAACCACCGTGCGCTTGGTGTTGGTATTCTTGGATGGCATTCGTTACTTCAATCAAAAATGATGGCCTTTGAAGGTTCAGCTGCATCAAAGTTGAATTTAGAAATTGCACAAACATTACGTGAAAGATCACATGCGGCGTCTGCAGAATTAGCAAAAACTTTAGGTGAACCACCTTTGCTAAAAGGTTATGGAATGCGTAATACTACAACGATGGCAATTGCTCCTACTAAATCATCAAGCTTTATTCTTGGCCAAGTATCACAATCCATTGAGCCTGAGTTTAGCAACTGTTATGTTAAAGATTTGGCCAAAATGAAAGTTACAATCAAAAATCCATATCTGCAAAAACTACTTGAAGATAAAGGCGCAGATACTGTTGAAACGTGGGATAGTATTAAAGCAAGAGATGGATCAGTGCAACACCTTGACGAATTGCTGGATGAAAATGAACGAGCTGTATTCAAAACGTTTTCAGAAATTAATCCAAACGCAATTATTGACCAGGCTGCAATTCGCCAAGAATACATTGACCAATCGCAAAGTTTAAACCTAATGTTAGATCCTGATATGTCTGTTAAAGAAATCAATCAAATGTATCTATACGCGTGGGAAATGGGTGTAAAAAGTTTGTATTACAGTTATTCAATGTCCGCAGCGCAATCACTTACTCGAAAGCGTGTAATGTTAGAAGGATGCGCAGCCTGCGAAGCTTAATATGAAACATTTGCATTATTTTAAAGACACAGTCAACAATTATAGAGAAGATGGTCGTTATAGAGTTTTTAATGATATTATAAGAGAACGTGGTGGTTTTCCAAAAGCTATTTGGTATGGTAAATACGCTCCTAAGAATATTGTAAATTGGTGCTCAAACGACTATCTTGGTATGGGTCAAAACGAATATGTTATTGACGCTATGCATACTGCGCTTGACCAAACAGGGTCAGGTTCCGGCGGTACACGTAATATTGGCGGAACATCACAATACCATGTTACGCTTGAACGCGAGCTTGCGACCTTACATAAAAAAGAAGCTGCATTATTGTTTTCAAGTGCATACGTTGCAAACGAGTGGGCAATCATTGCTCTTAGCCGTATCATACCAGATATTTGCTTTATATCAGATAATAAAAACCATGCGTCTATAATTATGGGTGTTAAACACAGTCGTGCTGATAAAATTGTATTCCGTCATAACGATATGGAAGATCTTGAAGAAGCATTGGTTATGGCAACAGAATGCGGACAAGTACCTTGCATATTATTTGAATCTGTGTATTCTATGGACGGTGATGTTTCTCCTATTGAAGAGATACTTGACTTAGCAGATAAATATAACGCTATCACATATATTGACGAGGTCCATGCAGTTGGGTTATATGGCAATGCAGGCGCAGGTTATTGTGAACACCTCGGTTTAGAAAAAAGGATAGATATTATCAATGGTACACTTGGAAAAGCCTTCGGAGTTCAAGGCGGGTATATTAGTGGGGATAGTATTGTTGTTGACGCTATTAGGTCCGTGGCTAGTGGGTTCATCTTTACAACAAGTATATCGCCCGCCGTGTGCGCCGGAGCAATTGCCTCAGTCAAATTTCTCAAAGATCATACAGGCTTGCGATCCAGACACCAAGAACGAACAGAAAAATTAAAATTAATGCTTGAAGAAGCTGGTATTCCTATACACCCTAATGCTTGCACTCACATTGTTCCTGTAATGGTTAATGATGCGTTTAAATGTAAAGAAGCCAGCGATCGTTTGCTAAATGAATATGGCATTTATATTCAAGCAATTAACTCACCTACTGTTGATGTCGGTAGCGAAAGATTAAGAATTGCACCAACGCCATATCACACTGATGTGATGATGGTTGAGTTGGTAACTGCACTAAAAGAGGTGCTTAAATGAATCAACTTGAATCTGCGTTCTTTGGCAGAAGATTACAGAAAGATAATAATATGACAAAAATTAAAAAAGCTTTTTGGTTTTGCCTAGGAATTATTTTAGTAGGTGTAGCATATCTTGGTGTGTTACTACCTGGTCTACCTTGGTCAACACCAATTCTCGGCGCAACGTTTTGTTTCGCTAAATCAAGTGACAGACTACACAATTGGATTATGAACCATCCGCGGTTTGGTCCATTCGTTAAAAACTGGTCAAAGTACAGAGTATATCCAACCGCAGCCAAATGGTTAATGGTTGCAGTTATGTCGACATCTTTAGCATTTATGTATTTTGGTACAGGTAATGAAAAAGCAACACTTTATTTGTTTATTACGTTTGCCTTAATTGTTACATGGGCATGGCGTTATCCAGGTTCACAAGCAATTGCTGAAAAACGTATTGCCGATGGTAAAAAGATTGGTTGGCTAAAGTAAATAAATAAACTTATATAATATGAATATGATGAAAGGTATATTATGGCAAAACGTATTCTAATTACTGGTGGCGGTGGTTTTATTGCTCACCATTTAATTAATCAGGTACTCATCCGAACAGACTGGGAAATTGTAACGCTTGATCGTTTAGATTATAGCGGCAATCTCAATCGTCTCCATGATTTACTTCAGGAACGAACTCCTACTGAGCGCAAACGCGTACGGACGATCTTTCACGATTTAAAGGCTGAAATCAACCCAATGCTTGAAGCAGACATTGGTCCTGTTGATATTATCGCGCACCTTGCCGCGGGTTCTCACGTTGACCGCTCTATTGAGCGTCCTATGGAATTTGTTATGGATAACGTTGTAGGTACAGCTAATCTTTTAGATTATGGCCGCCGGCAAGATAATCTTGAACGGTTTCTATACTTTTCAACTGACGAAGTATTTGGACCTGCTCCAGATGGAATTAAGTACGACGAATATGATCGTTATAATTGTACCAATCCATATTCAGCATCTAAGGCAGGAGCTGAGGAATTGGCTGTTGCATATCAGAATACTTATAATATGCCAATTTATATTACTCACACAATGAATGTGTTTGGCCAACGTCAACATCCTGAAAAGTTTATTCCTATGACTATTAGGAATGTACGAGATGGTGGAACTGTTACTATTCATAGCGATGCAAGTAAAACAATTCCAGGATCCCGCCATTACATTCATGCCGAAGATGTTGCTGACGCAACTATGTTTTTGTTAGAACACAACCGCACTTTAGATATGTCAAACAATAGTGGCATTAAATGTCCTAAGTTTAATATCTGCGGCGCAACAGAGCTTAACAATTTAGAACTTGCAAATCTTATTGCTGACGCGCAAGGAAAGGAACTTAAATATGAATTTATGGATTTCCATTCTAGCCGTCCTGGGCATGATCTTCGTTATGCTCTTAGTGGTGATCGTATGGCGAATATGGGTTGGCGTCCACAACCTGTTAGAGAAAGAATTGCTGAAGTGGTTCAGTGGACTTTAGACAATAGAAGGTGGCTTGACGTATGAACTTTCAAACAATTATAAACCAAACATATAATGAGTGGTCCGCAAAGCCTACTGATATTAATGAGCATCTTCCGATTTTAAAAGACTATGCTGAACATTGTAAACACGTAACTGAAATGGGAGTTCGTCGTGGCGCGAGCTCTCGAGCATTCCTAACCTGCGACGTAGTATTACGATCATATGACATTTATGAAGAAGCAAGCGTAACTGAATTATTTGCGCAGGCGCTTGAAGCAGGTAAAGATGTACAGTATATCATTAAAGATGTATTGCAAGTTAAAATTGAACCAACTGATATGTTGTTTATTGATACGTGGCATTCACAAGCTCAGTTGAAACAAGAACTTGCTATGCACGGCAATGTACCAACAAAATTCTTAGCGTTCCACGACACTCATACATATGGTACCGTTGACGAAAGTATGGAATGGGCTTCAAATCCAAACCGTAAAGCAATCAAAGGTCAAGGATTGCTTCCAGCCATTATTGAATTTATTATGGTAAATCCTCATTGGAAATTTAGAGACCATAGAACAAACAATAACGGACTGACAATATTAGAAAGATCATAAATGAAAATTGTAGATTGCTTTCCATTTTTTGCTCCGACTAACGAAGAAATTCTGCAGCTTCGAGTTAATATGCTAAAAGATGTGGTTGATAACTTTATCATCGTTGAGTCTAATAAGACCCATAGCGGCGCGCCTGTTGAAAGAAAGTTTCTTGAAATTGCAAGGAACCTCGGCCTTCCTATGGAAAAAATCATTTACATTGAGCATGATATTCCTGATGATAATGAATTGATTGTCATGCCGATTGACCAGCAAAATGCTGGTAGAAATAGTAGCTTAGAATCTATACTGTGCCGTGTACGCGAGCGTCTACAAAAAGATGCTGTTATGGAAGGTATGAAAGATTTTGATACAGATGATGTTTTTATATATGGCGATGCAGACGAAATCGTAGATCCTAAAAACGTTAAGTGGTTAGCTGAACTTGTTCAACAAAATAGTAATCACTCTATTCTTAAAATACCTTTAGTTTATTTGCAAGGCCGAGCTGATTTAAGAGTATATCATAAATCTACAGGTGCCTTTAGAATTTGGCAACGAGCTATGTTTATGGCAACTAAACACCAGGTTAATAGGTCAGGCGGCATGTTAAACATTCGTTGTGGCAATATGCCATTTAAGCTACAGTTTGCAATGCACGGCGGACAAATGATACAAGATCTTGGTTGGCACTTTGCATGGATGGGAACAAATTCTCAACGTGAAACAAAAGCCAAATCTTTTGCCCACGCTTTTGATAAACTCCAATGGATGAAAACGTTAGATGGTTATAACGATGGGGCATATAAGAAATTTGTAAAGGATACACAACCAGTTGAAGGTGGACCTGCTCCTGACGGATTTGCAGACCATGTGTTGAAAAGATATCCACTTGCCAAGCTTCCATCTATGCTTTTGCAAAATCAGAAGTTAAGAGATTTCTTTTTACCTGAAACAGACCTGTTTAAAGAATTTAAGTTTTCACCTTGCGAATGCTTTTGGTGTAATAAACTTTCATGGCCTTTATTATATGATCTTGATGAAAAACAAACTTGGTTTGAAGTGCCAAGAAGTTGTTCGGTTACAATTAAGGAAACACATCCTGAACGAAAGCAAATTTTTAGAGATACAAAAGAATATAAAGCAGTCATAAAAAATAAAAAGGATAAAGGTACACCTATCGTCGTGTTCACAGATCCTGTTGAAAGATTTGTTTCTTTAATTAACGTATACTTAACCGAAGGGCAAAGATATTATGATTATGGAAAAGATATTTTTAATTCGTTTGGTAAAAACCTTGGTGAGTGTACAAAGCAAGAAAAAATAGACTTGTTCTTTAAAAATCTCCATAAGATATCAGGCGCGCATCAAGTACATCATTTCCATCCGCAGTGCATGTTTGTTGATACTAAAAACTTTAAAGAGTTTCAAGTTATTAATAAACATGAAGTCAATAACTTTTTTAAAATAAACAAAGTACTAAACTTTACAGTAAAAGAAATCACTGCAGACGATTTCAGTAAAGACCAAGTTGACTTTATTAAATGGATTTATATTTCAGATTACAATTTCATTGAGAAGTACGGCTGATGCGAGTCAAACCAAATGAAGCTGGGGTACATTACTTACAGCAAGAAATCAAACAACACAAATCTGAAAAGGCAATGCTACGAAGCGATATTGACGGTTTACGTGGACAAAACATGATGCTTATGGATACGCTTGATGCGTTAACTGAAGATGAAAGCTATTGGTCTAAAGAAGCACTACAAACTGGTATTGTGTTTAAACTTAAAAATGTTTTGAACCAAATAAGGCAAGATAGAAAATAACCATTGACATACTCAATAGAATCAGTTATATTAGTAACTATAAATATAAATTGAGGCACGACAATGAAACTGAAACAAATTATCGCAGCAACAGTATCCGCAGCTTTGACTGGAACAATAGTTGTAGGATCTTTTACACTACCTGTAATTGCAGCAGAACAAGAAAGACTATATAACGAAGGAGAAGCTAACTGTTTGGCTTTGAACATATACTATGAAGCACGTGGCAGCAACCTTGCAGATAAAGCTGGAGTTGCAGATGTAGTTTTAAATAGAAAGTACGATACACGTTATCCTAACACAATATGTGAAGTTGTTCAGCAAGGCCTTAAAAATTCAGATGGTTCAATGAAGCGCAATAAATGCCAGTTTAGCTGGTACTGCGACGGAAAATCTGATAATCCGCAAGATCAAGATCGTTGGAATGAAGCTCAAATGATTGCATTCCAATTGCTTGAGTTTGGAAAATATCGTGGTATTACTGAAGGAGCTACTCATTATCATGCAACTTATGTAAGTCCGCGTTGGGCTAAAGACCTTCAACAGATTGGCCGTCTTGGTGCTCATATATTTTATCGTTGGGACGCATAAATGATGTTAGATACTAAAGCACAAGGTTTTTTTGATAAAAACATTAATCTTATGGTTCCTTGGTATCTTATGGCTGCATACGCATATTATAAAGAAGATGACCCAATATTATCAGATTACTTTTTTGATAACATGGCAAAAGTAATGTTAGATAAATGGAATGAAATAGAACACTTTCATAAACATTTAATTGGTCCTATGGATCTAGTAGCGGGTACTTACCTTGGTGAATATCCTAATCGTGTAATAGACGGTTTGCACCATTTGCGACCGATAAATAAAAGAAGGAAACGCAAAAGATGAGTAATGAACGTTATGCAATGATAACCGTAGTCTCAACACACCGCATGAGATACGCAGTACCAATTGGCGAATTGCAAAAATTAAACCCAAATACAAAACTTGAAGGAAACGACAAAGAAGCTTTAACCTGGGCTGAAGAACTTGTAATGGAAGAACGAGTTAAAGAATTTTCTCAAAAATGGTTAGGTGAACAAACCGTTGATAGAAATGTTTTAACACAGGAAGAAGCAATAAAGTTATTTGATTCTGATAACGAATATCTTGCTGATTGGACAGAAGAGCAAAAAATTAAAACCCTTCGCCGTTGGGAAGATGAAAGCGTAATGTAATGCAACATACTATTGAAGATTTAATTAGACGTATAGAAGTTATGAAAGACAAAGCTGTTATGGTTCATCGTCTTAGAAATCAATATAGTGATTTGGCAGAGCAAAAATATGATGCTCAAGCGTGCCAAGTTTTGATTGAAGACATACAATCACTTGCTCTAGGAATTGCCCACGATAAAGAAGGCAAAGAAATACTAACAGAAATGGAATATAAAAATGTCAAAAGAATGGAACCCTGACAGTTGGATCTTATTTAAAGTAAAGAACCACGAAACACCTCACTACCGTTTATTATGTGGATGGGCAGAAGGAACCGCAAAAACTGAATGGAAAATTTCAGGTGGTATTTTAAAACATGAAGAATCAGAGGATGGTTTGTCTCGGATATTCACAACAACTAAATCTACATATGTTTGTGAAAAGTCATCTTACGTAATTGAAAACCACATTTATCATGTATGGCAATCATTACAAGACGATCCTAGTAAAGATGTTGAAAAACTAAAAGACTCTGATTTAGATTTTGATAATATGGAATGGCTTAAAATATGAAAATTCAAATAGCAGGATACGGTTTTGTTGGTAAGGCTCACGCGTTTGCTCTTGCTGGCGGAAACGATAGTGTTATTGTTTATGACCCTGCTTTAGGATATACAAATTGGTACGAAGACGCTGATTGCGTCATCATTGCGGTAAGTACCCCAGAAAATGAAGATGATGGGTCTTGTGATATGCGTAACGTATATGGCGTTCTTGAAACTTGCCCTGATGTTCCAATTCTAATTAAATCAACCATTAGCTTAGAAGGATGGGTCTCAATTGAAAATAATTTCCCTGATAAACAGATTACGTTTTCACCAGAATACCTCAGAGCTAACCATGCTGTTGAAGATTTTAAAAAGCAACAAGTAATACAACTCGGCGGCGGTGAAATTGCATTTTGGGTAGAACTGTTATCAAAAAAGCTAAACTGTAAATTAGAAGTTGCCGATCCTAAAGAATTAATTTTATCTAAATATTTTATTAATTCATTTTTAGCAACTAAAGTGGCATTCTTTAATCAAGTTTATGATTTATGTGAAGCTGCTGGAGTTGATTACGCATTAGTATCTCATTTTATAACACAAGACCGTAGGATAGGAAAAAGCCATACTCAGATTACACGTGAGCGTGGATTTGGTGGCCATTGTTTTCCAAAAGACACAAGTGCTATATGTAGAACAGGTGAGCGTTATGGAGAAAGCATGTCTATTATTGAATCAGCTAGAAAATACAATAACCAATTGAGAATGGATATGTCAAATGTTATACATATTGATACAGCTAAAAGTAACCAATAAATGAAAATTGGATTTACAGCATCAGCTTTTGATCTGCTCCATGCAGGACATGTTCAAATGTTACGTGATGCAAAAGAACAGTGTGACTATTTGATTTGTGGTTTGCAAATTAACCCAGCGCTAGATCGCCCCGAAAAAAACGCTCCAGTTCAAACAATTGTCGAGCGTTACACGCAACTAAAGGCTATAAGTTATGTTGATGAGATCATTCCGTATTTGACAGAAGACGATCTTTGTGATATATTATCAATGTACCACATAGATATGCGGGTCCTCGGAGTTGAGTATAAAGAAAAAGATTTTACAGGCAAAGATATTTGCCGCAAACGTGGTATTGATTTATATTTTAATAAACGAGATCACCGTTTTAGCACAAGTGATTTAAGAAGGAGAGTTTGTAATGACTGACGGACCATTTAAGAATGCGTTTGACGCCGACACTGAAGGTGTAATTAGACGCGAGATTATTACCTATCGTATGCGTAATGGGAATATGATTAAAGAAGAAGCGAGCCGTGACTATTATGCTTCAGGCGATTATCATGATAATCAAAATATTAAACCTTTGGTGGAACGATAAGATGGCTAAACTACCAGAAGGCAGAAAGCCACTTACAATGAATGATTTAAACTCACTTGGTATTATCCAAAATGATATTTACAGTACAGCTGATATTATCAAGCAAGACACTTTATGGTTAGCTCGACTACGTGTAATAGCAGACGATCTTGATTCCGATGAAGTTCGCCAAATTGCTAGCAGGTTTGAGAGCCTTACTACAACAGCACATAATCGGAAACATTGGACAGGAAGAGAATAATGGAAACGAACGATGAAAGTAAACATTTAATTTTTGAACGCGTTGGTAAAATTGTTTACGCTCGATATTTTGGAGATCCTCCTCTAACTCGCTGGGTATACAAGGTATTAGACTAATGTGGATATTATTTGTAATAACATTGGTTTCAGAACATAACGAATACAAAGTAACAGAATTTAATCGTTACAGCACTCGCCAACAGTGTAATATTAACCAAGCTGTTTTATCTGCAACCTTTGAGGATAACGAATTGGCGGCGTGCGCATGGCAGAAATAAAAAAATTCATATTTGATGTTGACGGAACTCTTACACCGAGTCGCCGGCGCATAAACAAACATTTTGAAAAATGGTTTTGGGGTTTTATTCAAACAAACAAAACATGGCTTGTTACTGGCAGTGACTATCCAAAAACTTTAGAACAGCTTGGTAAGGATATTTGCGAAGAAGTTGTTACTGTATATAATTGCAGCGGAAATGAAACAAGATTTCGCGGTAAGATCGTCAATGCTTCAAGTTGGCAATTACCTGATAGCGCTCGCCATTGGTTGGAAATGGAACTTGTTCGTTCGCCGTTTTTACCACAAACTGGTAATCATATTGAAGAACGCCGCGGCTGTGTTAACTTTAGTATTGTAGGACGTAATGCAACTGCAGAACAAAGATTACGGTATATCAAATATGATAGAAAAAACAATGACCGCTTACACACAGCAAGAACTTTCAATTATGTATTTGGTTCTGAAAGCTTAGGATTAACTGCGCAAATCGGTGGTGAAACAGGATTAGACATTTATCCTATTGGAAGAGATAAAGCTCAAATCCTAGATGATTTTAGTAAAGACGATGAAATTTATTTCTTTGGAGATAAAATGGAAATCGGCGGAAACGATTGGTCTTTAGCAAATGCATTAAAAGATTATCCTAATGCTAGATGTTTTCAAGTTAAAGATTGGCAAGATACGTGGGAGACATTAAACAATGTGGTTTAAAAAGAAAAACGACGTGTACGAAATTGATTATGATAAAGACGTAGCACCAGTTCAGCTACCGAAACGCGAAACACCTTTGCCTGAAATCCTCAGCGAAGTTTTAAAAAGAATAGAAAATATTGAAAAAAAGATTGACAAAATTCTTATAAAAACTCCTAAATAACAATAAAGGAGGAGTCAATGTTTACAATAGAAATGGACATGGAAGAAACGTTAATTACTCTACTTGATCCTGAAGGAAAAGAAGAAGACGTTCAATTTATTTTATATGAAGACATTACATATGTTCGACAATGGTGTGAAGAGACGCAAAGGTTTTCTGTAATAGCATTAACTGCCACGCAGTTTAACCAGCTTGTACATTCTTTTGACTTACCTGAAGGTACATACATGTTACAAAAGAAAGGATGGAATTCAGAATGGTAGTTATATATGGTAAAAGCGCTTGCGGATTTTGTTTGCGTGCTAAAAAGTTAGCAGAACGCCACGGCCTAGAATACGAATATAAAAACATTGACTTTGACCAATACAGAACAGAAATGTATGATTTAAAACCTGATGCAGAAACAGTTCCACAAATTTGGTGGCACGATAATTACATCGGTGGATATAACGAGTTTGCTACAGAAATTGAAAACACTCGAAACTTTGGCCAAGATTCATTTTAACTATTGACATTACTCTTTAAATGTGGTAGATTGATTCTATCAAATGAAAAGGAATACATTATGACATACACAGTTGAACTAGACATCTCACACGAAGCAGCACACGACGAGGTTGTACGATTTGCAATTGAACATGGTTGTACCACTCAACTTATAACGGCTAATGGCCCAGCTGGTGGCAACCCGCTTTATCTTTTCAAATCTGAATCATTCGATATGCTCCAGGAATTGTATGAACAAGTTATGGGTCACGGCCACGGCTTTGACGAAGAAGAACTTAAAACTATGTTTGTAGAGGTATAGTAATGACTATGCATCTTGTGCGAGGGATGAGTTCCCTTAATACTAAAAAACGTAAAATTAAAAATAAAAGCAAACGGTTGCAAGCTGCAGAGGCTGAACACGAGGCGTTTCTAGCACGCGTAGGGTATACTGTTAAGAAACAAGATTACCGTTATGAGCTACCCAATTATAATACAGGACCTCGAGTAACCTCTGATCGTGTTGCTGGTAATGGCTCTATGAAAGAACAAATGAAATACACTGGTAATGAAATTGCAGGCATTGTAACTACTCATAAATCCAACCTTATGCCAGTTCGCAAGGACAACAAAAAAGCAATGGTTGACGCAGCACAAATGCGGAGATCCTAATGTGGAATATTATTCAGCTTCTTGTTTATGGCCACGTTCATCGGTGGCATATCATTCAAACTGACATCGTTAAACTTCCTAGTAAAAAGCTATCACGTAAATATACTATGCAATGTAAAATGTGTGGTAATATCAAAACTAAGATCGCTAAATGATGGTATAAATAATCCTATTACTATGGGGTTATTCTATGTGGCATTACAAAGGTGAGGAATTCACCTCTGAACATATTGGAGATTATATTGGCTTTGTCTATATAATCACTGATGGTTCTAACGATAAAAAATATATCGGTAAAAAGCTTTTCAAATCAAAAAGAAGACTTAAACCTTTAAAAGGTAAAACTCGACGCCGCACAAAAGTTGTTGAGTCAGATTGGCAAAAATATTATGGTTCTTCTGAAGAAGTCAAACTTATGGTTGAAGAAAAAGGCCCAGATAACTTTTACCGTGAAATAATACATCTTTGCGATAAGAAAGGTGAAATGGGCTATCTCGAACTTTATGAACAAATTACTCGTCATGCGTTGTTGGACGACTCATATTATAACGGCATATGCCAAGCTAAAATCCATAGAAGCCACGTTAAGGGATTAAAATGGCTCATGGATGATAGTAATGGTTGACATTTCTATTAGAATAGATTATATTAATCTAGAATCAGTTAATGGAGAATGTCATGATTATCAAAAAAACAAGTGCCTTTTCAGGAATTGTCCGCACAAAGGATATTCCTATGGATCCTAAAGACTTTGCTCAATACGAAGCTGGGTACGGAAGTATGGATGACTTACTTCCTTACTTATCAATTGAAGATCGTGAATTCATTCTTTCGGGCATGACACCTCAAGAATGGAAAAATGCGTTTTCCGAAGAAATTCTAAATATCGTGGAGGACCAATTTGCATGATCATTTTATTTAATGGTCCTCCTCTTTCAGGAAAAGACGCAGCTGCTGATTATTTCAAAAAACAAAAAGGTTGGAAACACCTTTCTTTTAAATATCAATTGTATAAAGAAACCGCAAAATACTTTGATATAAGCTATGAATGGTTTATGAATAGATATGACGATCGTTCTGTAAAAGAAGTTCCTCATATGGATCTTGGCCATATGTCTTGCCGTGAAGCAATGATTTATGTTTCAGAAAAAGTAATTAAGCCTAAACGTGGTTTAGATTATTTTGGTCTACAAGTTGCAAACGAAATTGATATGAGTAAGAATTACGCAATTTCTGACGGCGGATTTGTTGACGAACTCCTTCCTGTTATAAATAGAGTTGGATCCAATAATTTCGTATTAGTGCAGCTTACACGTGAAGGCTGTGATTATTCGACGGACTCAAGGCGTTATTTTGACGGTAACGTTATTCAAGAGTTCACTAACGAAAAACAGACCGCAATCAATAAAAAATATGTATTGCCTCATAAGTTTGAAGTTGACACTTACAGAATCCATAACAATGGAAATCTTAAAGACCTTCATAATGTTTTAGAAGCAATATATAAAAAGGAAGGACAACGTGGACAAATCAGCAAACAGAACAGAAACTCAGCGTTATCTGAAAAGTGTTTTCAATGAAAATCCTTATGACATTGAAACTTTTTTTGAAGGCCTTGAAATCATGGCAGATAATGGAAAAGAACTATTCTTTGTAGACAGGGTTTTATCAAGAATAAGAAAAGAACCTACTATTGATTTAGCTACGGCCACCTTTGAAGTATTAAGAGATTACGAAGTAGTAAAGTTGGTATTTAAATAACATATATAAAGTGAGATAGATTATGACAAATGATGAAATGAAAGATAGCCTTCATAAAGGCATATGTAAAGTTGTTTTTACAAAAAAGAATGGTGATGAGCGCATCATGCATTGTACACTTCAAGAATCAATGTTACCAGAACAAATTGACATTGAAGAACAAATTCAAAAAAAGAAACCAAATCCTGATGTTCTCGCAGTATGGGATGTTGAAGCTAAAGGCTGGCGTTCATTCCGTTGGGATACAATTAAAGATTTTAGCACGGAGTTTAATTTATGAGCTGTATTTACCAAGGTAACATTATTGAAACAGAACAGTCCAAAAATTCAATAGGCGGAACTGAAATGATGCGTAAGCGCGTTATTGATAATGTGCCAAGCGATGTATTGCAAAATTTTGCTATTCATTTTTCGCGCCCACGTGAAATGTACACTAACGTAAAAAACATTATGTACTGCCATGACTTAGCTGAAGATCCTGAAAACAAAGTTCTTGCAAATAACGGATGGAAAGACTTTGACCATTTTGTTTTTGTAACAGCATGGCAACGAGATATGTACATCACGTATTACAACATTCCGTACTCAATGTGTTCAGTAATTCCTAACGCGGTTGAAAAACCTTATAACCCAAATCTCGATAAAGATGCAAATGAAATCCGTTTGATTTATCATACTACTCCGCACCGTGGTCTTGAACTTTTGTATCCAATCGTAGATGCGTTGTCTAAAGATTATAAAAATATTCATCTTGATGTTTATTCTTCTTTTGCAATTTATGGCTGGGTTGAAAGAGACGATCCTTACGTTGATTTGTTTACGAAAATCCATGCTCATCCTAATATGACATATCATGGCTCAGTTCCTAATGAAAGAGTATTAGCCGCGTTGGATAAAGCTCACATATTCTTATATCCAAATATTTGGAAAGAAACATCTTGTATCGCGTTAATTGAAGCAATTAAAAGCGGCGTACTTTGTATTCATCCAAATTACGGTGGACTATCTGAAACCGCAGCCAACGCAACAATTACATATGATTGGCATGAGGATCCTAACGTACATGCTAATCGCGCATTTTCAGTTGTAAAGCAAGTATTAGATATTCAAAAATCTGATCCAAACTTCATTCCAAAGTTTACAACATCAGATCGCTTCAATTTAGCACGGAACAGTATAAATAGTTTTACAAATAGTTGGAACAGATTATTGCAAGATTTAAATAGCGCTGGAAACGGATAATGTCTAATGTCATAGAATTTCCTGTAAAGGACAAAGTTAACGCGTCAGCAAAGACACGTGAAGAACTACAGCAAGTTCTTATTGATTATAAGGAAGAAATAGCCGAAGAAGCTTCTGAATACTTATGGAGAAATCTTCTTGGCGAAATGTCACGTATGGGATGCGATTTTGATAAAGAAATAAAAAAGCATTTTCCATCTATGGTATTAGTACTTGAAGCAATTAGGTCCTTACATTTACAAGCTCATGGCGTTCATCATCCATTGCAAGAGTTTGCTTCAGAATTTGTTGATATTGAAGAAATAGAAAATTTTGAGGCAGAAGCTAAAAAAATGGTTGACATTGAAGAAGATTTAGATTAGTATAGTAATTATTAAATAAAATTGAAACAGAGAAAACAAAATGGCTATACTAGTTGACTACAATCAAGTTATTCTTGCTTCGCTATTCGCAAGCATCGGTAACCACCACAACGTGGACATTGACGAAAATCTTATTCGTCATATGTTCCTAAATTCAATACGAGCTAATCGTAAAAAGTTTACCGAAGATTACGGAGAAATCGTAATATGCGCTGATGGCAAAAATACATGGCGCCGTGAACTATATCCATATTACAAAGCTAATCGTAAAAAGTCTCGTGATGAGTCTGAACTCGATTGGACTCATTTGTTTGGTATTATGAATACTATCCGCGACGAGCTAAAGGAGTTCTTTCCTTACAAAGTTCTTCATATGGATCATCTTGAAGCTGATGATATCATTGGTACCATCATCCACGAGAATGGCACTGTCCTAAATGGCGGAGCTGAACAATTTCTTGTTCTATCTGGAGACAAGGACTACATACAGTTACATACTTACGCTAATGTAGATCAGTTTGACCCAGTTCGCAAACGTTGGATTCGTAATGACAATCCTGACCAATATTTAATTGAGCATGTCTTAAAAGGTGACACTGGTGACGGTGTTCCAAATATTCTTTCACCAGACAATTGCTTAGCAGTTGGCCAACGTCAAAAGCCTATGACTAAAAAGCGCATAGAGCAATTCCGTGCTGGAACAGATGGAATGGACGAAGAAACATTACGCCGTTATCATCGCAACAAGACAATGATTGACTTGTCTCAGATTCCTACAAATTATCAAACGGCAATTCTTGAAGAGTATAACATAGACAAAGATGTTGGACGGTCTCAACTGTTTAACTTCTTTGTTAACCGAAAACTCAAAAACCTAATTTCAGATATACAGGATTTTTAAATGGCAGTTAGAAGATCAATTTCAGAAATCATAAATAAAGCAATAGAAATACCAGTTAAGAAGGATAAAGTGGCGTGGCTTCAAGAAAACGAAAATCAACCACTAAAAACTATTCTTAAACTTTGGTATGACGAAACTGTTGAGTTTTTAATTCCTGACACACCTCCACCTTGGAAAAAAAATGAGTACGAGGATGAAGCTAAAAGTTTGTTGTATCACGAAGCTCGTCGCCTTAAGATTTTTATCAAAGGCGGCGGTTATGATAATTTAAACCAAATTAAGCGTGAAAGTTTATTCATTAGTTTATTAGAAGATGTTGATAATGATGACGCTGAAATGTTGTGTAAAATGATTACTAGAAAATCACCAAAAGGATTATCTTTAAAGACAGTCATGACAGCATTTCCTGACTTAATAGAAATTAAAGAGAAAGTATCATAGGAAAGACCAATGGCTAAAAGTTTTAAAGAGTTCCGTGAAGATTGGGAACACGATGAATGGGGTCACAACGAAGAACGAAGCGTACGCAGTAAGGAAAAGCGTATGAAAAATCGTCGTGATAAAAAGAAACTGAAACGGCAAGAAAAATATTCCAATCTTGATACTGAAGAACAAAAAAGATAATTCTTTTTCATATTAACTATTGACATTTGAGTACAAATAGGTTATATTGATTCTATAAGGTAAAACAAAAGGAATCAATCTTATGGGTACTTCATCAATGATCGCAAACTACAACGAAGACGGCACAGTTACTGCAACATATTGTCATTATGATGGTTATCTTGCTTATAACGGCCGTCAGTTGTACGAATGGTATAACACACCAAAGCTTGCCAAAGAATTGGCAAATGCTGGTTATATCTCATCTTTAAAAGATGACCTACAAACATCTTTGGATGAGTCAGTCCATTCAAACCAATCCCCTGTAACATATAATTCAGTTGAAGAATTCTTAGCAGAAGGACGCGAATTTGCCTCTGCTGATTATCTTTATCTTTTCGATGGTGACGCGTGGTTCTTCACTTCAACTTATGGACCAAATGGCACTTGGTTAATGGAAGAAGTTGAAATGAATTTATTTGCGGAGTCTGCATAATAACTATTGACATTTGCTCGCGAATCAGATAGATTGTATATATCAACAAAGGAAAATGAAAATGAAAAAGTTAAACCAAACAACACTGAAAACAATCCGTAACGCTGACAAGGATACACTTGATGCAATTATCACAGAAGTCAAAAATCGTCAACGTCAAACGCAACGTGAAATCGGAAACGCATTTAACGTCGGAGATAAAGTTTGGTTTGACGCAAATCGCCGTGGTCGTATTGAAGGTCTGATTTCAAAAATCAATCAGAAGACTATCGTCGTTAAAACTCCTACCGTAACTTGGAAAGTTACACCATCACTATTAAAGAAAGTAGCCTAATATGTATAACCGTTCTAATGAAACCATTGCCGACAAAGTCATCCTAGTTGACGTTGACGGAGTACTCCTTGATTGGGAATACGCGTTCACAGGTTGGATGGAACGTCATGATTATCAAATCCAAGAAGGCATGGAAGATCAGTATGATATGACTCTTCGCTATGGCTTACGAGTTGAAGATAAAGAACGGATTGTTCGTATGTTCAACGAGTCTGCTTGGATCCGTAAACTTCCGCCTTTACGTGATGCAATTAAGTATGTTCGGAAACTCCATGAGGAACACGGATATGTCTTCCGAGTAATCAGTTCATTGAGTACTTGCTATTATTCTCAACATCTTCGAACTAAAAACTTGATTGAAATGTTTGGTCCTAGCGTCTTTGAAAACTTTACTTACCTTGACACTGGAGCTGACAAAGATGATGCTCTTGCGCCATATTCTGGAACTGGTTGTTATTGGGTTGAAGACAAACCACAAAATGCTGACCTTGGCACTGCGCTTGGTTTAGAAGCAATTCTAGTCAATCACCATCATAATGAAAATACTGAAATTAATTCTCTAACCACTCGTGCAAATAATTGGAAAGAAATTTATGAATTAATCGTTGGATAACTGTTTTGCGTTATAAATAGTTTTACAATTGGTAAATTGGTACACTATGAATTATTTGAAAAAGAGGAGACTTGATGCCAACCTATACGTTTGAAGATACAAACACTGGTACTGTATTTGATAAAATTATGAAGATCTCAGAGCGAGATCTCTACCTCAAAGAAAACCCTAATATAACTCAAAGAATTGGAAGGCCACCAGCTATTGGTGACTCAGTACGTCTTGGTCTTAAAAAGCCTGACGCTGGGTTTCGTGATGTTTTAAGCAACGTAAAAAAGCACCATCCAAGTTCAATTAAAAAAGGTGGAGCTCAAAATAAAATAAACACGTGGTAATAAACCACTAGGAGGTTTCATGGCTAAACAGCGCAGACTATCCCGGAAAGAAAGAAGAAGAGCAGAAAGAGATCAAGAACATATGATGCGTGTTTTAAACACTAAGTTTTCAATGCGACAAATAAAACCATTAACACCATCTCAATCTGATTTATTTGACTCTTATCAACAAGGATTTAATCTAGCAGCCATCGGAACGGCAGGTACAGGAAAAACAATGTGTGCTACATATTTGGCACTCAATGATGTACTACAGAAAGGAGAATATGAAAAGGTCGTCATAATTAGATCTGCAGTTCAGACAAGAGAGCAAGGTTTTATGCCAGGTTCTCAGGCACAGAAAGAGGCAGTGTTCGAAGCACCGTACACTGATATCACAAACGATCTATTTGGAAGAAAGGATGCTTATCAAATTTTAAAAACAAAAGGTATGATAGAGTTTAAAACATCATCATTTGTAAGAGGACTCACGTTTGACAACGCAATCATTATCGTAGATGAATGCCAGTCAATGACTTACCACGAACTTGATAGCATTATTACTCGAGTCGGCGAATCATCAAAGATTATTTTCTGTGGTGATACAAAGCAAGACGATCTTCAGCAATCTCGAAACAGAGCAGATATTACAGGCTTACATGACTTTATAAAAGTTTTAAGCGCCATTCCATCTTTTGACGTAGTAAGATTTGGAGTGGAAGATATTGTTCGGTCAGGATTAGTTAAAGAATATATAATTGCAAAAGAAAAACTTTTAGAGGCTGCATAAAATGCCAGAAGCTGCACGTGGAGATTCAGTAGATACTGTGGATACAGTACATCCTGCAACAGGAGACGAAGATACAGATGATAGTTCATTCTGTGACGTAGATCCTATTGACACTACAACCAACGAGTGCAGCGAAAAAGTTTTTGCAATGGGAACAGGTGTTGTTCGTGGAGACAACAAAGTTACTGCTCATCCAATAGGCGGCACCTGTTCTACTCATACTCCAAAATTTAACTCAGGTTCTACTAAGGTTAAAATTGAAGGAAAGAAAGCTGGACGGAAAGGTGATACCTATCTGTGCGGCGCAGAAATAACATCAGGAGCGTCTAAAGTAATTATAGGCGGCTAATTTATATTATGTTTAATCATGTTGAGCACGGCGTGGTGCTTCCCAAATTAACACGCGAAACCACTAAAAGTGGTAGAAAATACTTTACACCGGAAGGTAATGCATATCCGTCAATCACAACGGTTCTCGGTGTATTGAATAAAGAAGGCATTCTTGCATGGCGACAAAGAGTCGGCGAAGCAGAAGCCAACAGAATATCACAACAAGCTGCAACTCGTGGTACTGCGGTACACAAACTTGCAGAAGATTATTTAGATAACAAAGAGGATTGGAACAAAGGTGCAATGCCTTCAAATCTCCAATCCTTTAATGATTTAAAATCTATACTTGACCAACGCTTAAATAATGTTTGGTTTCAAGAAGAGTTCTTATATTCTGATAGACTAAAATGCGCAGGACAGGTTGACTGTATTGCTGAGTTTGACGGTCAGCTTTCTATTGTTGATTTTAAAACATCAAGGAAACCAAAGAAAGAAGAATGGATTACTAACTATTTTATTCAAGCATCTTTTTATGCAGCTGCATTTTACGAACGAACTTCCATACCCATTAAACAAGGTGTAATCTTGATAACTGTAGACGGTTCAGAACCACAAATTTTTAAAGTCAACACTTATGATTATTTAGAGCATTTCATTGCAGTACGAAAAAAGTACAAAGAAATGAAAGAACGCCATTGACATTCATTATGAAATAGATTATATTGATTCTATAAATAAGGAGAATCACTATGACTAAGTTTGATAGAAAAAAGTTTACCTACCACGGCGGATATCTTGAGTACACAGGTACTTACGAAGGTCAGCCAACATGGGATCAAGTTGCTCCTAACTGTCATCCTTCACGCGTAGGTATGCCAAAAGAATTGTTTATCGCTCGCTTTAAGTATAGCGGTGGACCTGTTAAAATGGGTGCTTTCAAAAAGTTCCTTATTAATAACTTCACAGTTGAAGAATATGTTGAAGCTCGTAAAGACGAAGGTATTGACGGTGCTCCGCTTCGTATCTTGCAAAACAAAGGATTTGCTATATGAATATATTTGTGTTATCTGAAGAGCCGCGAGAAGCGGCTCAGATGGTCTGCGACAAACACTGCAGTAAGATGATTATTGAGTCTGGACAAATGCTGTCCACGGCTCATCGTATGCTTGACGGTTACATGGAAAAACGTCCTTCAAAGTCAGGTAAGGTTATGGTTAAGTACTATGTTCATCCTAACAGTAACCTAGAAAATACCTTATATAAAGCAGTTCACCACCATCATCCATGCACAATTTGGTCTATGAAATCAAAGGCCAATTATCTATGGCATTATGAGCACTTTCTCGGGCTTGTAGATGAGTTTCTAGTAAGATACAAAAAGCTTCATATGACTGCAAATAAGTTGACTGAAGTACTTGCTCAGCCACCCGAAAATATACCAGATGTAGGTTTGACAGAATTTCCTCAAGCAATGAATAACTTTCCATTGTGTAAAGTTGCAGGCGATCCAGTCGCGGCATATCGTAAATACTATCATATGACTAAAGACTTTGCCGTATGGAATAAAGGCCGTGAAGCTCCTTATTGGTGGCAAGGTTTTCAAGGATATCCAGCTTGAGATATGTAATCATTGACGAAGAAATGGGAGTATTCCTTGGTACTCATCGTATGCCCGCTCCTGGCGGAAATGGTATACTGAGTATCATGAGAATATTTTCAAAAAATGATATGTTCGGTATCAGCAGGGCATATTCTTTTGATACAAAAAGAGAAGCATTTAAATATATGCAAGCCTTTTTAATTGAGGACTATCCTCTATGTAAAGTTGCGGAAATACATTCTGACGGTCAATATGTTGATGTAGTGGATTTGATTAAATCTGGGTTTACTCAATATACTCATGACATGGTTGACGCTTTGCCAATGTATAACGAAACGATCCACTAAAATAATTTAATTTATTTTCATTTTATTGTTGACATTCTATATAGAATCAGTTATATTATTAATATAACAAATGAAAAGGAATCAGACAATGACAACTCAAGCTCAAAAATTTTGGACGGAAACACCTCTTACAAACGTAGCTAAATTGGTTGCCGTGTATCGTGAATATGCTAAAGATAGCGGCGATCTTTCTGATATGTATAACGAAGATGCTGACGATTTTCACAAAGCTATCAGCTTGTTCCGTCAATCAGATTCCGAAACACTTGCAAACCACGTTCAATTTATGGATACATCACCTCGTGAGGCATTGGTTTTGGCTTTTGCTAAAGACTGTGATAACGAGTTTGTTAAGTCTTACTTTGGTTATGAATTAGCTTAATTAACAGTTGACATTATAATGGAATCAGTATATACTAGTTATATACAAAATGAAAAGGAAAATATACTATGGCACATGAATTGGAAATGATTAACGGTCAAGCTCAAATGGCGTACCGTGAAAGTCAAGGTCTACCTTGGCATGGACTAGGTGTTCCTGTTGGTGACGATATGTCGCCGCAGCAAATGATGGAAGCAGCAGGCCTTGACTGGTCAGTTGAAAAAGTCAACACATTCATCAATTACAACGGTGAGCAAAAAGAAACTGGTCAACAAGCGTTGGTCCGTTCATCAGATGGAAAAATCCTTACACAAGTTGGAACTGGTTGGAACCCAGTACAAAACTCTGAAGCATTTGAGTTTTTTAACGACTTTGTTTCAAACGGAGATATGGCTATGGATACAGCCGGTTCGTTGAAAGATGGCCGTTTGGTTTGGGCTCTTGCCGATGTCCGTGATGGCTTTGAGCTTTTCGGTGGTGATGCCGTTAAAGGCTACCTTTTGTTTTCTAATCCACATGTTTACGGAAAAAGCATTGACATCAAGTTCGTAATGGAACGTGTTGTATGCAATAACACATTGGCTGTAGCTCTTAACGAAAAGAACCAACCATCTGTGCGTGTAAATCACCGTTCAGTGTTTGATCCTGAAAGTGTTAAAGAAATTCTTGGTTTATCTCACAACAAAGTTGAAAAGTTTAAAGAAGCCGCCGAGTTTCTTGGTTCTAAAAACTATGACAAAGAAGTACTTAACCGGTTTATGGCAAAGATCTTTGGAGAGTCGACTCGCGAAGACCGTGATTTGTCGCGAACAGCTGAACGTGCTGTTGAAGTTGTTGAAAACCAACCAGGAGATAACTTCCGCCCTGGCACTTGGTGGAACGCGTATAATGCAGTTACCTATATGGCTGACCATGAACTAGGTCGTTCTGCAGATACACGTATGGCATCTGCTTGGTTCGGAACAAACGCAAAGCGCAAAGTTGATGCGTTAGATCTTGCGTTGGAGATGGCTAATGCTTCGTAAATTTCATAACCATATGAAAAATCTAAAACCTGTTGAAATAGTCCTTTATGGGCTATTTCTAGGTCTAGTAGCAATTTGGCTTGATATGAACTTTATCCCAGGTGGTATATATTAAATGCTTTATCTTTATGGAATTATATTAACTCACATCATAGGTGGCGCTGGATATTTTTATACGCACGGCAACGAATACTTTTTAATTCCAGGAGCTGTATTAATTTTTTATAATATGTATCAGTTTGGAAAGATTTCAGCGTTAATATTGAGTCCCAATTGGACCATTGAGTTAGCGTTTGACGAAGAGTCAACATGGAGAGAAAAGCTTTTGGTGCAAGGCTCAGCTTTAATTACACTTGCGTATCTTTATAAAGCAGGCTATTTCTTTATGGTTGGATTTATGTCATTTTATTCAATTATTGTATTTACTGCGCTGCTTATTACTATATCTAACATCGATATGTCAGAAGGAGACAATGAATGAAAATATTGATCTTTGGGTTGCCTGGGTCAGGTAAAACTTGGCTAGCAGAAAGACTACAAAAGCGTTTGAATTGCGCTTGGTTTAATGCCGATAAAATCCGCGAAATGGCAAACGATTGGGAATTCAGCGAAGCAGCGCGTTTACGTCAAGCTTATCGTATGAAAGGAATTGCCGATTACGAAAAAGAAATGAAACGAACTGTTATTTGCGATTTTGTCTGTCCACTTGAAGAAACTCGTGAAATCTTTGATGCTGACTATACAGTATGGATGGATACTATTAAAGAAGGGCGATTTGGAGATACAAACAAGATGTTTCAAAAACCAACTCAAGCAGATTATCATGTGACTAAATGGTTTGATAACACTGATGAAACTTTAGCTGATGCTGTAGAGCGGCACGTAAGGTTACACGGAAATGTATGATAAACCACAATTTGACTATAAAAAACCAACCACACAAATGTTAGGCCGATGGCAACCTTGGCATGACGGTCACACTGAACTGTTTAAATGCGCACTCGCGGAAACAGGTCAAGTCCTTATTATGATACGTGACGTATTTAATTTTGAAGGAGATGCAGGCGCTGGGCGTACTGCAGCTCAAGATGATAATCCGTTTGGTATGATCCAAGTTGTTGAGAATATCGAAAATGGTTTAGCTGAACACGGATATCACAATGGATTTGAATATATGATTTTAGAAGTACCTAATATTGTTGATATTAGTTATGGCCGTGGTGTTGGATATACCTTTACAGAGCACGATCTTGGTAAAGATATACATGATATATCGGCAACTAAAATCCGTAAACAAATGAGAGAAGAAGGAAAACTTTAATGGAAAGCCCAGTCTTTGAAAAAGGCTACCCTGATTATGATGCTGTTAATCGTAATAATATGGGTGATTTGAAATTTACAACAGCAGGAGATTATTTAATGGCACAAGATACAGCAACAGTAACAGCAGATGAACTTCGCGCATTCATTGAGCGGATTGAGCGTTTGGAACAAGAAAAGAGAGATATCATGGACTCTATCAAGGAAGTTTATGCCGAAGCAAAAGGCAGCGGATATGAACCAAAGGTAATGCGTAAAATTGTCTCAATTCGTAAACGTAACCGTGATGATATTGATAATGAAAACGCAATGACTGAAATGTATATGGATGCTCTAGGAATGTAAATTCTGTTGAAAAGATATAAAAAAGGGGAGCTGAAAAGCTCCCCAATTAGTTTGTGGTAAGTTAACCTTACTTCTTGTTATTAAAACAAGTTGCTTACAGTTACACGACGGTAGTAAACGTTTGAGTCTACAGTCAATGCGCCGTTGCCTTGTGAAGCGCCAGCTGAGAACGGGTTAGAGACCATGCCGTAGCGAGTCTTAAATCCGATTTTTGGCTGGAAGCTGTTTTCACCAACTGCGCGAACCATCTGCAACGGTACGTATGGGCAATAGAAGATACCTGCATCGAAAGATGAAGAACCTTTATAACCTACAACCATGTAGTTAGCTCCGGCATATGGATCGATGTATACTCTGTAACGACCGTTCAGAACACCGGCGAATGTGTTGCCTGTGTCATCTACGTCAAGTGCATTGCTGTTCAATGCTGGAGTATAATCAAGAACACCTGCCATTTGCAATGCGGATGCAACATCGGAAGAACAGATAACCATGTTACCTTTACCACGACGTGTACCTTTTGCAATTGCGTTTGCTTCTTGCTCGATTTGGAACATCAGGCCTTTGAATTTTTCAACTGACCAACGACCATTTGCATCAACATCCAGATCAAAAGTACCTGGAGTTGCTGTACCGGCTGCGCCGAGTACCGCGTTTGTGTAAATAGTACGAACCAATTCGCGGTTGATTTCAACCAAGATTTCTGATTGCAGAATGTTAGCCAATTCTGTTTCAGCATCCAAACCGTGTACGGCTTTAAGATCCTGAGCAAGCTCAGCTGTGTATTCCGCTTTCAACTGGCGTGATTTCGCTGTTACGGAAACCTTCTCGATTGAGAATGCCATTTCGTTGAAGTTGGCGTCTGATTCAGCATCTGCAGTAGCAAGGCCCGTACCAGTTGTAGTAACTGTTGAGTTGGCTGAACCCAATGCTTGTGCATGAGTACCTGTACCTGAGAAGTCTGTATCAGCTTCGTTATAAAATACTTCGTTAGCCGCAGCTTGCGTAGTATGTGTTGAACGCATTGCGAAGATCAAGCCTGTTGGGCCAGTCATCGGCTGAACACCAGCGATGTCATATGCGATCAAGTTTGGCATTGCACGACGTACCAATGAAATTAGGATTGGGTCGTAACCTGCAGTTGGACCAGCAGCAGTTGAGTCTGCGCCGAAGCCACCTGTGCCTGCGTCGTTTACATGAGTTGCTTCAGACAAAAGCGAAGTCATGTTTGCACTCAGATCACCTTCAGATACTAGAGCTTTTTGAGTATTCTCTAGAACAGTTGCAGTGACCGATTTACGGTGCTGATCTTTAATGTTTGCAAAAGAGTCGTGCTCCAGAACTGGGCCCCACTTTTCTACAAGCGCTTGATAGTTTGACTGAGTCATATCTTTCTATCTCCTTGTTTATTGTTTGTTCGTCTAGGATTATTTATAAAGTTAAGGTTTTCAAATTATTTCTTCGCAAAAGCTGCGAGAAGAGCATTGATTGACGGATCTTCAGAAGCTGGTTTAGCAACAACTGTTTCCTCAGTCAAGATTTCTTCTTCGTCGTCTTGAGCTTCCTCTGCAACCACCGGTTTGGATTCTGCAAAGAATGATTCTTTAAGAGTATTTAGATTATCTGTATACTCATCAACGTTTTCGAAGTCAAGCTTTTCGGAAAGTACTTTCAGACGCTCGGCTTGTGTTAGCGTAAGTCCTTCAGTCATTTCGTTAAAAACTTTTTCAGCCTTCAGAGCCGAGATCTCTTTTGCAAGCGCAAGATTTTCATCAATACGTTTGTTTGCATCGTCGGTCATTTCTCCAACTTTCTCTTCAAGTCCTGCAACCACATCAACGACTTCGTCGTCTACTGCAATGTTGTGCTCAGTGAAAAGATCCTTCAGGCCGTCCATTAACGATTCTGCCATATCGACCTTAATACCGGATTCGATGGCGAGTTCGTTTTCTTTCATCCACTCTTCTACGACGTAGTCGAGATATGAATCAAGATTCTCAATAATAGTGCTTACAGTTGAGTCGACTGATTCTTGCATTTCTGCGTCAACTTTAGCTGCATATTCTTCTGTCATAGCTTCAGCTTTTTTCGTGGCCGATTCATTAACAGCTGCTTCAAAAACTAGAGTAACTTTATTTGTGAATTCCTCAGAAAGGTCCATTCCTTCAAACATTTTTGCAATTGATTCGTCGATAGAAATTACTTCTTCTTCAACGATTTCAACGGCATCAGTATCGGATGCTTCTTCTTCGTTCATTCCTGGTGTTTTAGCGTCAAGTTTATCAGCTTTTGGATCAACTGATTTCTTAACATCTGCTTTTTTCTTTTTGGCTGCTCCGCCGGCTGGTGCTGCTGGATCTTCTACTGAAGATGCAGGAACAGTCGAACCACCGTCGTCAACCGTGAACTTTTCGTCTAGGTCATGTTCTGACATATGTACTACTCCTCTATTATGGATTCGTTCTTCTTGGTAATCATATTTATATTAATTTTATTTTCTCAGCGATGTTAGGAACTTTTCAAACATTCTACCTGCCAAATTTTCATCAATTTGACGAACAGTCCGTTTATAAGCTACCTTTACTTCTTTTTGGATTTCTTCAACTACTTCTGCAACTTCGGCCTGAGCTTGCGCTGGCAGCCAAGAATTAGAAGCAATATCGTAATAGTATTCGACGTTTTCCATTACGCCGTTTACAAAACAATTAGGACCAGACGGATCTGTTACAATATCAACAGTCGACAAATGGAAATCGTTTTGTACTTCCATAATGCCTTCTTTAGTTGCTTTGACAGAACCAAGGCCACGCGTTGAAACTCCGAAAAGTACGCCTTCGTCCATAAATGTTTTAACAATCTCACCCATTGGCGTGCCAAGAATTTTAGCTTTACCAATGAAGTTTGAACCGTCTCTTTTCATTTCGGTGATAAGGTGCGATACTCTATCTCCATTAATTGTAGGTCCTTCAGGATGTCCTAATTCGCCTAGAGCACGTTTCGTATCAATAAAATCTTTCTGATAGCGAACCATTTCTTTTTCAAGAACTGCAGACGGATAAATTCTACCATTGCGATTTTTAAGGTCGCCTTGCATAAAAATACCTTCAATGAAGTGGGATTTTTTACCCGTTGCTTCATCAAGCTCTGTGGTTAAACTAACCTCTTCTACTACTTCGGTAATCAGTTTCATTTTATTATTCCTTTTGAACTCTGTTTATTTATAACTTTATACTAAGGTATACCATTAGCATTTCTGTTGTCATAAAAGTTTTTATTCAATTCGCCTCGTATAATTGTTTCGCCTGCTTTCCTACACCTTATGTATGTATATTGTACATTTCCTCCTGGTGGAGTATAAGCACGAACACCTGCTGTGACGGTCCCGTTAGCATCATTATATGTGTCGGAGCCCGCGGCCGTGGCAGCATTATCGTACTCCCAAATACTATTTGAGCCTAGGACCGCCACAAAAGCCATTACATGGCTTCCCTTGCAAATCCAACAATTTCGTTGAACCCACTTTTATCTGTCATCATAACTTTTTCCATTTGTTTGCGGTTTTGATTGTTCAACCCTTTAAACATCTGGTTTAAAAGCTTTGCATCTTCTTTCGTAACTTTCATTGAAGACCCATCTTTTAATTTCATATTGCCTACTTTTACAGCTTCATCAAGATCTTCTTTTTTCTCCCAAGGAGCTTTTTTCAATGTTACTGCTTTTTTACCTTTTTCCGTTGTAGCTGCTGTCTTTGCTAATTTTTTCATTAAATCAGCTTTTTTGTTTTCACGGATCTTTTCTTGACCGTGATCATCAGTAGCTATATCTTTTGTTCTTTTCATCACAGTACGAACTTTACCGTCTGGTCCTGTAATGTTCATAGGCTTTTTTATGGCAGATTGAGTAACCTCGCTAACTTCCTCTCTTGCCGGAACTCTTGCTGTTCCTGTTAGTTTAGAAACGGCATCTCTTGTTCCTACACGACGGCGAACGAGTTTAGCAATACCTTTTTTGCGTTGCTTTTCATAACCTTTTTTAACATCAGGAGATGCACCTGCTTGTCCCATACTTCCTGTAGCAATTTGATCACCAGCATGTGCTGTATCCATTTGCGCCTTTTTAATATAGCGACCTGCTAAACCTTTTGAAATCTCATCAATTTGCTCTGCGTCTTCTGTAGTATATGCTTTATCGTAATTAGCATCACCTTCTTGGTCAGCTTTGCGTTTTGCCTTTGGCTTTTCAGCTTTATGCTGAGTTGGTTCTGCAACTGGGTGAGGTTTAACCTCAGGCTGATGCATATCCTTGAACTTCTTTTCCTCTGAGGATTTTGGTTCTGCTACTTCAGCCATATAATTTTTAAAGGACTTCATTGTAGATCTCCTGGTTTAATCTCATTTTGTTTATTTATTTAATTCTGCTGTTCTTGGTCATTCGGATCGCCAAATTGTTCTTTTTCAGCTTCCATTTGCGTTTTCATTTCCTCAGAGTCGTCTTCACTTAACTGTAGGATGTTACGAATAACCCATTCTCTTGAATAGTATACTCCAACATGATCTTCAACATCACGTAATGTCGCCATTCTTTCGCGGAGTATTTCTGCTTCTTTTAATTCGTTAAAATAATTATCTTGCATAAAGTCATAACGAATACTATTTTTAATTTCTTTATATTCCTCAGGGGTCATGATACCTTTAAGGATAACTTGCTTTTCTAAAATTGTTGTAAAGATTGAAGAAAACCTAGATCTTACACGACGAATAAATTTGCTAAACTTCAGTTCGTCACGAGTGATTTCAGATGTACGGCCGAAGGTTGCCATTGTTTCAGGCTCAAGCCTTGTTAGTGGAACCTTTAACGCTTTAAACAATTTACGCTGAAAGTATTGCATATTTTCATCAGACGATAGCGCTTGTGAAGAACCGCCAACTAATGTATCAACTTCAGTAGATCTTTCACCACCTCGGCGTGGAAACCAAAAGTCTTCAGTCATAGTCATCATTTTACGGCTATCAGTAATATCACCAGTTGCTGAGTTATATTGCAATTTGTTTTTATGGCGAACCATCATGTCTCGTATATATTGCTCAGCTTTCGATTTAGGAAGGTTCCCAACGTCAATATAAAAAATTCGTCTTTCAGGAGCTCGTGTAAGAGTGTAAATGACTGTTGCATCTTCAAGCATTCTTAATTGATTTAAAGGCTTAATTGCCGGATGTAGGTATGAAAGAACTAAAGAATTATTCTCGTTCATTAATCCTGAAGTAACACGGGCAACAGAGTCTTTAGAAATTCTATATCCTTGAGTACCAGTACTTGCATTACCACCAGCATTATCACCAGTAAAACCGTTTTCGGAATACATATAATATTCGCTTTTTAGTGTTTTAACTGGAATACCAGAATGTGGATCTTTTTGCTTTTTATCAACTTCGCGTATAAGTTTTAACTTGCGAGGATCTACATATCGTAGTTCCCTTATACCATCTTTTAAGTTTTCTTTATCAATAATGACATGATAATTAAGTCTGCCATCAACGTAAAACTTTTGAAAAATATCGTATGCTGCATTTGAAAAATCTAATAATGATAAAACATTATCAAATTCTTCACTTAATTTCTTTTTGACTTTGTCAGGAAGATCAGTGTCATCGAGCACAAGCTCTACAACTTTATCATCCGTTCCTATAGAAATTGCTTCGTTAATGACTTCGTCTACAGCTGAAACAATTTCAGGCTGCAGTGACATGCCACGGTATTTTGTAACTAATTCAGACTCAGTCTTTGCTGTGCCTTCCATATCGAGAAGCGTGCCGTAAAACCCGCCAACAGCGTTTCCTACAGTAATTGCGCCGTCTTCATTAGACGGTTCAGCGAAAGAGACTACTGGAGTCTCTTCCTCTTCTCTTTTGATTTCGTAACCGAATATCTTCAAAACTTCATATCCTCATAATAAAAATTAGGTTGTCGGTACGCCGGTAATTCCTTCAACTCTCCATAAATCATATTGGAATGTGACGCCGAATTCTTCAATTGTATCCTGCTGAGACCAATCCAAGGCAATACCATCAATAGTAGTTGGAAACAATCCTTCGAAAATATATGTACGAAGTGGTGATCCATCTTTACTATATTGAGTAACCGATGCAGTAGACTTATACTGCTGTGGTAATCCTCTTGAATTAGAGTCGTGGGAATTAATGAAGTTTGACCATGCTTCCATCGCGTTGCGAATTGCAAAGTCTTCATCGTTGATAACTGTGACCGCCCAGTCCGCAAACGTTCTATCACCTGCATACTTTACTTCACGACCGAAGTAAGGTACAACATATTGACCGACGATTGACTCAGGAATACCTGCAGAACGAACCATAAATGGTACTTTAAAATCTGCGCCTGTGTCAATAGGGTTAGTGATTTGAACTTGGAATAGCGTAGGACGTGCACCGCCACCGACGAGTTCTGATTTGAACTGGTTGATGTTAAATGCCATTTTCTATTCTCCTTTAATTAAATCTATTTATTAGACGATCTGACCAACGATTTCGTCAAACTCAATTCCAGTTCTTGTTGCTACGAACGTAAGTTCTATAACGTTAATTGAACGGGCTGGTTTAACAAAAATGTTAGCACGGAACTTGTTTTGGTCTATGATTTCAGGAGTATTCACGGTTGAGTCAGATACGACTCGGAAATCAGTAATGCCACGTCTTCCTTGAATATCACGTAGGAACGGATCAACAATGTTCTTAAACTGTGTTTGAGTAAATTCGTCGTTTAGTTCAAACAAGAACGATGTAGCCGCAGTTGCAATTGATTTCTCAATAGCAATAAACAACCTACGAACATTAAGACGATCAAACGCGCTTGGCAATCCGTAACCAGTTTTATCTCCAAATAATACGATACCTTGACCTACTTGAGCCATAACTGGGTTAATGTCTGAAGTATACAGTTGATCTCTTTGCGATTTGTTTGGGTTAAACGCTAGTTTTACTACGTTTTTGATAACACCTTTTCTATAACCTGCTGGAGATTCCCACGGTTCAACTCTTGCTGCCAAACCTGCCATATCGCCATTCAAAGGTGTGTAACGATAAGTATCGTTGTATTTGTCGTAACGATATTTATAACCGCTATCCATGAACCAATAAGATGAATTCTGAAGCGCATTACGATATGCAATTACGTTTTTAAGTTGTGTATTTGATTTAACTTCGCTAACAACATCTGATGCTGATGGGGAAACAAATGCAACACAATCTTTTCTACTATCAACGATATTAGAAATAATATAGTTTGCACGGTTTGCGCTATCATCGCCTTTACCTTGTAAGCAGAATGAAATATCAATTTCGTTTCCACTCTTAAATAAATCCCAACCTTTACCAATTGCGGCCAAAGTTGCATTGCTTTCAGTTTGAGCATCACTACCGTTTGCCATTACTTCGTATGAAGTTACCGCGGTTGCGGCGGTTCCTACAACTGCCGAATTAGCAACTTTAACCCAGCTTGATTGATTGGTAATAACGTCTACCCAATAGTTTTGCGAACCGTCCTGAAGCTGTGCGCCTGCTGTGGTTGAAACATCTTCAAACAGTTCAAGTACTTGTCCTGCTGTTCCTGAAATATTTCCGCCGCGGTCAACAACTGCAATGTGAATACTTCCAGCACTCGGTGCAGAAGCAAAGAAATTGTTTTGTCCCCACTTTTTTGTAATCGCAAGAACGGTAAGATCAGTTTCGGCGAGTGTGTATTTGCCTACAAATGTAATTGCGTATTCGTATCCTGTTACATTCGGTGTTGGCGATGCGCCATCGTTAAGTTCCGTTTCTGCAATAGTTGCAACTGTAACATTTACATAGCCTGAGCTATCGTTACCTATTACAAGTACATCTCCTGCGCCAATTGCAGTAATCCTGTCTGCAGGAGCAACTTCAAAAGTTACAGCAGCGGAATTAAATGGAATTGTTTGTGGAACTGCAGCATTGGAAATTTTATTCGCTGGGATATCACCTGCTGCAATTACTGCATTTTCATATCCTGTTGAGGTAACCCAATGTACGTCAATGTTATCTCCTAAAGCACCAGGGTGCTTTGCCGAAAAGGCGCCGCTTGCTGCAATAGCTGTGTTTGAATTATTGTCTGCGCGAACTACCCACAATGCATTTGCATATGCAAGATAATCTGCCGCAGTAAAAAATGTTTCGTATGTATCCGCTGAAGGCTTGCCAAAACGATCCACTAGCTCATCTTCAGATGAAACTAGAATAGGTTCGTCAACTGGTCCCCATTGAAATACACCAACAATGGCAGCTGGCGATGTCGCAACGGCTGGCACGGCTTGTGATGCATCCACTTCACGAACAATGACGGAAGGACTTACAGAAAAAGCCATATTTTTCTCCTTTATGTATTTAAACGCGTTTAGTTCATATCACTGTTTCTATTTATAAATTATTTGATTTACAGAAATATAGTTTAGAACCTGATGTTTTCGTCTTCCCACAATTCCCCACCGTCATCTATAAATCCGAAGGGGAGTAATTCTTCATCAATTTGCGCATCAGTCTTTTCGCGCAGTGCTTGAAGAGTATTAATATCAGTTAATTCTTTAAAATAATCTTGGTCAGATAACCAAGCAAATAAAACCAAATTCATTACTAAATCATCATGTGCTCCGGGCTCAGCTTCATAAGATGGACCCTTTTTGGAAAAACGTGATAATTCCTGCAAAGTATTATAATCTCTTAGTATAAGTTGATCTTGCTCAATGAGCATTTTCAACATAGAACAACCTTGAGCTTTTACAGTCTTGGTAGTTCGTATTCCATTATCAAGTTTTCTTCCTCCAAATCCAGACGAAATTCGTTTGCCTTTCGCGCCTGCGCTTTCGGAATAAAGTAAATTTTCGTATCCATAATCCATTAATAAAACATCTGAAACTTGTTCGCCTATATCATTAATTTCTATAAGAACAGCAGCTTCATTATATAGATTACCTATTCTATATATAAATGAAGCGAAATCAATTGGGCTAATATAGTTGTCGCGAAATGTGCATACTTGTTGATACGGCATTTTGCTAATGTCTATAATGTTAAAGGTTGAATAGTCTAAACCTTTTCCTCGAGATACATCACAAGTCATAACATAACTGTGGTCTTTTTCAGGTTTAAAATATTGAAATGTGTTTTCTTGTTCGTGTATAGGTCTATCATATGCTAATTGTTTTAGTTTGGATCCATCAATCAACGTTCCTGAGGATCCTAAAAACTCACAACAATATTCTTGTCTAAATTTCTGTTCATCGTAATCTAATGCAGCGAGTGTTTCTTCTTTCCACTTTTCGTCTCGTCCTGGAACATCTTGCCACATAACTTCTTCGTATTCATAACCATTAGTTTTTTCTCTTGCGCCTTTGCAAGTTTTCCAAAAATGGTTTAGACCATTAGGAGTTGAAGTCATTAAAAGTTTTGTTGACTCACCAGACGAGATAGTAGGATAAACAGATGCGAAAAAATCGTCGTATCCTTCGATGAATGCAACCTCATCGAGATATAGAAAATTAACTGACTTACCACGAATTGCTGATGATGATGTCGTTCCTGCCAAAACCTGACAACCGTTTTCAAGCGCAATGTTTCCTTTGTTCCATTCTTCAACTCCTTGCTGCAACCATTTAGGTAAAGCCTCAAAAGCCAACTTGACTCGAGCCATAACTTCTCTTGCAGCATCTCCTTTGTTTGCTAAAATAGCGACGGTTTTAAATTCATTGAACAATACATAATGTAAAATGATTGCCATTGCAGTGGTTGTTTTACCAGACTGACGTGCAGTTAATACTGCAACTCTGCGATTATCTGTAATCTTTTTTGTGATGTTTTCTTGATAAGGATACATTTGAAAAGGAACTAGGCCTCTATCAACATGAACAATTTTTATATATTCCTTAGCAAAATATATTGGATCTTCAGCACATTTCATGTACTCCTTTAGCATATCAGGAGTCCATTCTAATTGCTCACCAACTCTTTTAAGATTATTATTACCGAGATAACCTTTCATCATCTCAAGCATTATCATCGCCTTTAATCATTTTAAGTAAATCTGCAGTTGAGACTATCAAGTTATTATTCGTAACATTTGTTTCCTTTTCAGGTTTATCATCCTGTGCAAATTTCTTTTTGGTAGATATATCAACATAATCTTTGTTTGCGTCAAGTAATGTTTTCATTAAAGTCGACACAACTTCAAAGGCCCGAGGAGACTCTGATTGCTTAGCTATTTCAACCATTTCTTTAACTGCGTCATCTCCGAGTTCAATAATGTTTTTAACATTCTGACGTGCAAGTTCCATATCGTTAAGATTTTCGTCATTACCTTCAGTAGGTAATACTTCAAACTTTTCTATGTTTTGCACTTCCGTTGATTGCACTTCTTGTACGCTTTTCATTTCATCGTTTAATTCTGAAAGCGGTGTTAAACCTAACGCTTTAGAAATGTGTTCATCACTCATGTTTCATCCTACTTTATATTATATATTAGTTTGCTGATGCGCTATTATTCAGCCTCAGCCAAATGAGCTGCAAAAGCTGCTTTAACATCGTCAGTATGAACTGCATTGCAGATAGCTTGAACCTCTGCGCTTTCGCTAGTAATATCCGCATTTGGTGCAACAACATGGCGTGAAAAAGATCTACTAATTTCTGTGCCGTCGCGTTTAATTACTGTAGCAGTGCGTACTTGCACATGCTTGTATTTGCCTATGATTTCGATTTTATCTTGTACTGTTTCTTCTGTTAGTGCCATCGTTTATCTCCTATGATGGTTGGACTGTCCGACCCTTATGGTGTGGGGTTATTGAGATTGATAAGTTATTGTAAGGTAAATAGTGGTATTGCCGTTTGTATCAGTATAGCGCAAATTTGAAAAACCTCCAGATGTTTGTGCGTACATTCTTATGTTGGTTCCGTTAGAAGAAATATAAGGAAAATACGGACCGCCGGCCATTTCATCAGCCATCATACTACCTGTTGCTGTATGGTTGCTTGCTTTACTAGTAAATGGTAATCCTTCAATTGAAATTAAGTTGGCGTCACTATTATCAGTAAAAGCATCTAGTTTACAATTTACTGTAACAAGTGTTCCTACTTTTACATACCAAGCGTTGTCCGCAGTAACAGTTCCGATACTGCAAGTAGGCGTCCAAGTTCCTTCTTCGTAATCGTCTAAAAAATTAGCCGCTGTATCACCACCAAGATATACACCACCATCCAAATACAAGTCTTTAAATCCAGAAGTCGAGGAACCTAAGTTTAGGTATCCAGAAGCACCTGCGGTTGTTGCACCTCCAGGGAGTGTGGGAACAATTGCGGCTTGAGTAGATTCACCATCAAATCTTATTCTTGGATCTGAATTAGTACCTTCAGAACCCATGTATAGATATGTACCTTGGTTAAGTCCAATCAGTGCTTTATCAACACCTGCGTCTGCCAACCTAAGTTTATTTCTATTATCAATAGTAACATCGCCGTCAACAGTAATTTCGGCTGTAAAGGTTCCGCCTGATGTGGCCATTGCATTAGTATCTACATATCCTTTTACTGCCGCCTCAGTTGGAACTGCTATATTACTATTGCCTCCGAGTGTATCGTCAGTACTAAATTCTGTAATGGTGGCGCCAACTGGGAATGCCAAACTACTGCCAGTTAAGGCCCCGCCTGCTGCTAATCCATCAGTAATTCCATAACCTGCTAACGTAGTTGCCGCATTGGCCAATTCAACCCAGCTACCGCTATGTGCAAAATAGCCTTTACCTGTTCCGTGAACATGGGCAAACATACCATGATATGTCGATGCACTTGGCAAATCGCCGAGTGCTGAATATACGTTAGCAAAAAGTCCTTTGTTTCCTGCGCCGTCAATATCTCCTGACATTGTTCCGCCAGCAAGTGGAAGTTTAGTTGCAATGCTGTCTGTCACAGTTGTTGCAAAGTTTGCATCGTCTCCTAATGCTGCAGCCAATTCATTTAGAGTATCCAATGTTGCTGGCGCGCTATCAGAAAGACCTGCAATTTCTGCATCAACATATGCCTTTGTGGCTGCGTCTTGTGCTGCGGCAGGATCTGTTAAATTATATATTTTATTTGTATTAACATCAATCCCAGTGGATGTGGTTCTTAGTTTAAGTACACCGTCATGATGTAAATCTACGCCACCAAGTGCATGATCTGCTTTGACGTAATCAACTAAACCATCATCGACAGAATTGCGAGCTCTTATAATGACATCGCCTGCGTCTGAACCGCTACCGGTGTTATTTAAATAGAAAGTACCTTTTTGAGTTAATATACCAAATCCGCTACCTGTTGTAAACATTTTTGCGTCAACACTTGCAGTGTTTGCACCAAATTGTAAATAAGCATCATCATCAAACGTCATATATGCGTTTGAGCTATCAACTTTAATCCAATTACCGTTTCCTGCAGTCCATTGATGATTGCCAGTCCAATCAAGGTTATCGCTTTCACTAACAGAAGTTGCACCCTCGGTTCCTTGAAGGCCAGTTGCACCTTGCAATCCGGTTGAACCAGCAGACCCTGTAGTACCTTGAACGCCAGTTCCTGTTAAGCCTTGAACACCAGTTGAACCAGTTACACCTTGCAATCCGGTTGGACCAGCAGACCCCGTAGTACCTTGTACACCATCAGCGCCATCAGAAGGTCCTTGAATACCGGCGGGCCCTGCTGTCCCAGTTGTACCTTGAATACCTTGCGCACCAGCTGCGCCGTCAGCGCCATCAGAAGGTCCTTGAATACCAATGGATCCTGTTAAACCTTGAACACCTGTTCCTGTTAAACCTTGAACGCCAGTTGAACCTATAGACCCTGTAATACCTTGAACACCTTGGGAACCTGTAGCTCCAGTTAAACCTTGAACACCTGTAGAACCTAACGTTCCTTGAGCACCTGCGTCTCCTGTTAAACCTTGAACACCTGTAGAACCTGTAGACCCTGATGTGCCTTGAGCACCAGTTGCTCCTGTAGCTCCAGTTAAACCTTGAAGACCTGTTGGTCCAATACCGCCATTGGCACCACCAAATCCTTGAACACCTTGCGCGCCTAATGTACCTTGCAAACCATTAGTTCCTTGCGGACCTTGAATAGTTTCACCTGTTGTACCTTGAGCTCCATTAGTACCTTGTGGTCCAGGAGTTGGCGCAGGAATATTTGATAAAGAGTTATAATCGCCATCAAATAAAGAAGGTAAGTTAGTCAAATCATTATAATTACCAGAAAAAGTTCCAGCTGCCGTGATAAATCCAGCATCATTTGTAAATGCACTTATGTTTGTTGGAATATCATCAAATCTTGCTAACGGATATCCACCACTTTGTACTCCGTCCATCGCAACCACAGTTTTCTTTGTGGTATCAATGAAAACCTCTCCTTCAATACCGGCTTCAGATGAAAGCTCTGCGGTTGTGCCTCTTCTAAATCGTAATGTTTGTGCCATTTGAGTTTTTTCCTATTATCTGTATTGATTAATCTAAGTCATCAATTGCAATATCGCTTGATTCTAAATCAATGCTAGTGTTGCCGCTATCAAGATCTACAGCAGTATTACCTGTAAAGATATCAAGTTCAACAGGAGCACTATTTCCATATAGGCCACTACCTTGGAATACAGTGTTTGCAACCCAATTATCAGTATACTCAACGTCTGCCCAACCTACTGCGCTATTTGCAAGGTCAACAACAAACGTTTCAGTACTTTCTTCAAAAGGAGAATCATCTGCCGTATCTGTTGCATATTGAGTATCAATAAACTTAATAACTTTTTTGGTCCGTTCTGGTCCGTAAAACATTCCTTTTAACGTAAAGTTAAGAGTGTACATTACTGTTCGTCTTTCAGTAAAATCGCCTTCATATAATTCTTCGTTCACTACACTATTTAAAATAATAGGTACGTCTAAAGGTGGAAGATTTTCAATTAGTTTTGCACTTACTGTAAAGTCAGGTTGAAAGAATGGTATAATTTGCTCAACTATTTTAGTTGCATCTTCTTGATATTTTGCCATGATATACAATGAAAATTCTAAGTTATATGGAGCTCCTGCATAAACGTAATTTAAAGAGGAGTCACTTTCTCTTAATGTTTTTGGTATCTTGTGTCTTACTGAAATCCTACGTTCGCCGTCATATTGCATAGATGTAATTTCAAAAGACATCCGCGGTAATGTAATAGCCGACTGGCGATTAAGATTTGCATCTTGCTCAACTCTTGCAAGTATTTTTTGAAAAGGAGCATATGATAATGGAACAATTGCAGTTTGAAAAGTTGTTCCTTGCGCATTCACGCGCTGAATAGACAACTGATTAAACAGTGTACCAAAGATGGCAACATATTTTCTTGTCGTTTGATTGTAAAAGTAATTTGCTATTGCCATTTATATTAATCCGGTATACTAATGTTTTCACTGAATGGATCTATTTCTGAGAAGTCAAGAACACTATCAGCTTCAGCTTCAAAGTAAACATTTTTTGCAACTGGGTCTGTATTTGCCAATTGAGTTAAAGTAGTTGCCTGTGTAATATCAACATCATCAAAGTGATGGTCAATTTCGTAACGACCTGTTTGGAAACGTTCGCCAGAATATTCAAACAATTCGCAGCGTAAATCATATACTTGTAATGCACCGTGTTGATAGAATACTGACTCATGTTCAACAAACATAACTTTAAACATTTTATCATTAAGTGGAAAGTAAATTACATCACCTTCATTTGGTCTTGTTTGGTCAGGATCTAAGCGAGTAGCAAAACGTTCAAAAGTTCTATATGCAACGCTAAACGTTACTTGATCTCGTATTTGTAAACCAAATCTACTTAAGAAATCCCCTTCTCCTTCAAAACCATCAACACTCTTAACATACATTTCCATATCGTAAACAATGCTATAGTTGTTACCACCTTGTGTTGTTAAATCACCACCGAAGGTTGAGGTATCATCTTCATTTAAGATATTGTCAATAGAGTCAAAGTTTCTTGGTATGTATGCAATGTCAACACCATACATTTTAATTGACTCAATGACTAAATCGTCTATTAAGTTTTGTTCGTTAAAGTTACCGTAGTTTCGGAAATAGGGATTCGTAGCCATGACTTATCCAATAAAATTATATGTGAGTGGCTGAAGAGAATTAACAGCTTCTTCTTCCATTCGCTGACGTTCTTCTCTTGCCTCTTGTAAAATCTGTTCGCCATTAAAAGTTACGCCACCGACTAGTTGCATTCCAACAAACTTTGTAAGGTTTGCGCCCCAGTTTTCTTTTACTAAAGCGGCAGTATAATTTTGCAGCCAACGATCCGTCCAAACTTCAGCATATTCTGTTTCGTCAATAATATCATAAGCTTCAATAATAATAAAATCGCCGACAGTCCAAATCTTTTGGTCAACATCAACGTACAGCTTATTCACATGTTTGTTAAATCTGATTAAAGGTTTTCCTACAAGCATTTCTTGTAAGAATTCAATATAAGACATAGTCATATAATAGTTTTGAATATTATATCCGGTGATATCTCTTATGTTATTTAAAGTATATTGGTATTGAACATTGAACATTCCAACACCTGCGCTAATAGAAGTTTGCAAATCAAATACTTTTGATATACCTAAAAGTCGTGTAGGAAGTGTAATGTAACCATTATCAATATCATCTTGTGTAATAGCGTGTTTTAAATAAACAAGTTGACTTCCGTTATAATGATAATCTCTCCAAAAAGAAACAGCCTCATCTACACGATCGTCTATTTGCTCTTCGGATACGTTTATTTCAATAACCGGTGCGCCTAATTTTCTAAGGACGTAATCTTTAAATTCTTCTTTGCTTGTAGGCTGAGCCATAGTAAACCTCTAAGATACTTTTGCTTTATAGTCTATTTATAATATGTAGAGGTAGGGCAAAATTAATTTCGCCTTTCTATGTCATCCTCTGATAAAACGTCGCCCATCCATACTTCAATTACTTTTACTGGCCGTTTACCAACGTTTATTGCCTTGTGCCAAGTTTGTGGAGGGATGTCAATACTATCGCCAGTAGAGTAAATCTTAGATGTCTTATATCCATTTGGAAACTCAAGATTCATTTCAAGTTTGCCATCAACAATATGCCAATGCTCCGAGCGAACAAAGTGTTTTTGATCTGAAAGCGATTTTTTAACATCAATAGATAATTCTTTAACTTGCCAGTGGCCATTGTTATCAAGGTTACGATATTTACCCCATAGTCTTTGTACCTCAGGCTTATCCCAATTTTCAAGTAACCAAGATGAGCTGTTCTTTTTATCGTTTCCGCCAACTCCAAAAACAAAACTTATCTTACCTTCTTCAATCAATTCCTTTGCGTATTCAACTTCAGGTGTTGTACCTTTTTGGCGGTCTCCTCCGTTTGCAAATATAATTGTAGCATCAGGAAATTCTTTTCGTATTTGTCTTATAGCTCCTACTGCAGTATCATCACTATCATCAAATTCAAACACACTATCAACAACTGCTAAGGCGTCTAAGATTGCGGTACGTTCTTCTATAGGCATAAATGGTTTACCTTTTTTGCGTGATAGCCATTCATCACTGTTAACGCCTACTAAAAGACTATCTCCTAACTTAGCTGCAGCTTTAAAATATTCAATATGGCCTGAGTGAACTGGATCAAATCCGCCAGTAACAATAACAATTTTCATAATTTACTCCTTCATTACATAATCATATATAAAGTTTTTCTTATCAGGGTGGCCATTTACAATCATGTTTGGTTTTTGTTGCGCCACTTGTGGATGCAACCACCAATCTTCATAATTTGAAAGTGGATCCATTGCCACATCGTTAACTGCCAACACATATCCTATATCTTTAAGATATGCTCTTGATTCTTCTCTAAACTCAGGACCCCACCAACATGCATTATGCTGAAATTGAATTACACCATATTCGTATTGGCCGAAAGGTATTTTCTTTAATACGTCAAGTGATACTTGTTCTGCGTTAATTCTTAAAAAGTCAATCCAATCAGTTAGACAGCTTTGCTTAAACATTGAAGGATAATGAATATCTTTACCATCTGCCATCACTACAGTACTTGTTCTTTCTTTGGAATAATTATAACATGCTCTTTCTGAATTGTCAATAGACAATCCTTTCCAATTAAACGTGTCTTCAAGTAATGCGGTATTATTTGCTTTATATGGCAGCCCAGATCCAATTTCTACCCAAATGCCATTTTCTTTTCCGTCCAATGCAGATAACACAAACATATCTTGATAATGCCTTGCATAATTCTTTTCAACCTTTTCAATACCAGGGAATGGAAACTTGTATTTTTCAGCTTCCCCTTCGTATGGAATATAACTTGGATATCCTATATTATTTAACCACCCAATTGATTTATCTTTCCATTCTTTGTCAATATTTTTATCATAAGCTACATTAAACAATAAACGTTTAGACTCGTCGGTACCATTATCTTTCCAGGACCCCGATGCGTTATGATATAACAATCCTTGCTTACCTGGATAATCAATATCGTTATCACCTATACTTAACTCAGTATTAACAAATAATAATCCGATTGATGAATAAACTAAAGATTCGCGCCATTCACCGTTTTCCTCACAATAATTACACATAAAATAATAAGCTTCAGGTCTGTTTGGTAGAACCGTGATTGCCATTTTTAATAAACTGTAAACTGTTACTTCCCTATTTTTTTGATCTGCAAAACATTTTGCTCCTAAAATCAAAGATTTATATTGAAGTAGTTTTTCATCATACGTTTCACCATTACAAAACTCTGCAGCTCTTAAGTAATAAGTAAACGCTGCGGCATCTTGATCCAATTTATCGTATTCTTTCGCAAGTTCATACATTTTAAATGGATTTTTGTAGTCCATAACAAAGTCATTTAAGAGTTGTTGAATATTACTCATTTATCATCCTCTAGATACAAAATCAAAAAACACACTTGTTGGAATTTTCAGTATATAAGATACGTTATCTGATAAACCAAAAGATATTAATAAATCTTCTCCGACAAGCGCAACACCGGTGCAAAATTCAATATTGTAATCTTGACCTTTTACGTGATCATAATAAGTACCTAAGAAATGAAACTCGGGTGAAACGTTAGTTATGTTCCAATCATTATCATATATAATAACACGGTGAGCATAATTTCCATCTTTTCTATTGAATGGATCTTTTAATAGATTTGTTTCATGAACTAAACACATTTGGCGGTTTTCATTTATACGAATAACTTGAGATCCACCACGGAGATCTTTTTGTAATGGAAATCTTTCTTCCATTGTTTTGAGAGTCACATCAGTAGTAACTCTTTTATCAATATCGTAATGTACTACCTGAGTTGGATTTGACCATTTAACAAAATGATAAGGCATATCGTTAATTGGCATCCAATTTTTTTCACAATAGCTACTATCATCTCCTGGTGCTGGAATTGGATTACGAGATACTTCTTTCCATTCATTGTTATGAAATTCTATTTCAGCCATTTCCATTCGGCCTTTGCCATTGGCATCATAACAGTCTCTACGTACGCCGCAAAGATAAAGCTTGTCATCCCAACTAAATAAACGAGCATCTTCTAAGCCAATAAAGTTCCATGTTGGTTTAGTATCAAAATCAGAAGTATTAACTTTGCCCGCGGATACTAAATTCAAATTTAAATCAAATTCACACATAACATTATATGTAGTTAATGTCACATCGTTTTGTGGATGTACGTATACCAAAGGACCCCACGTGTGAGGAAACTTCTTACCTTCGCTATGATATAAAATATAATTGATATGACGTAAGTTCATAAGAATTTTATCTTTATGAACAAAGATAGATGGATTCATCGTCCCGGTTTGGTTACCTAAAACTGACTCTGGGACGATGACCGGGTGAATAGATCCACCTCTGCGTAATGCGTATTTAACTAGGCCACCTGTATGCAGTTCGTGCATAGTACCTCCATAATATAAATTTAATTTATTTAGCTAAAATTCGCGGCGCGTTTTACGTCGTTCTTTTT